CATAACATTTTTTTAAAACAATCTTCTATATAATTTTCAATTAATTGTTTTGTTTCAGAGTGAGATAAGTGTTCTACCGCTAAAACTGATTTTATTTTGGCCTCTGGATATTTTTGTTGTAAAGAACCTACAGCTTTTACATTTTTAATTGAATCATCCATAAATGCAATATCAGTATATCCTTTTTTGATATGTTGTTCAATCCAATCCGATTTTGCTTTAGGGTCGTTATTACCTAACGCGACAACATATACATCCAATCCCAACTCTTTTTTAAACCAATAACGAATTGGAAATGCTAACTTTCTTGCGGTTAAGATAGTTACCTTTTTTTCCGGATTAGTTAACATTCTTTGAAGAAGTTTAAAGTTTTTCTTAATCAATTCCGGCTTGTTCAACATTCTATTGAAATCCTTAAAGTCATACTCATCGCCAGGCTTAGGGTCGTATTTAGCATACTCTTCCGGAGATAAGGTGCTCTTTGTGCCATCTTTGTGTTTTACATAGATGTATGATACACTTTTTGCTAATGTATCATCAAAATCAAATACTCTTAATACCTTACCCATTGTAAACAAATCTCCTATGATGTGATGCATAGTTCTGAATTATTTCAGCATCAGTTAATTTTTTACCATAAACTCTAATAATAGCCATTCTACCATCAAAATAAGTTCCATCACCTTGGCTTGTCGAATCAAGGGCTCCAAATGCAATACGAAATTCTGAAGTTAAATTATCCATAGGTGAACTAAAATTTACATTTGCGGTTTGGCCTACTAAAACACCATCAACATAACCCCTTACAGGACTACCATGACCATCATATGTTAATACCACTTGATGCCATTCATTAAATGACAAAGCACCAGTTCCACCGGTACTTGTAATACCCGCACCGGTCCATAATCCAAATTCAACTTGACCTGATACTAATTCGATAATACTATTATGATATCCAACCTCAATGTTGTTTTGCCCTAAATGAGAAGCTATAACCCCATTATTAGTTGGATAAATCCAAACTTCAACCGAATGAGCTTCATCTCCAATAGTTATCACTTGGTCTAAATCTGGAGTAATAATATAATCGTTTGAAAATGTAAAATATCCAGCAGAATTCCAAGGCGGAGAACCTACAATTGTTCCGTTTCTATTGTTTCGTGCAATGTCAATAATTGATGTGCCGGTGCCAGTATAAGATGTTTCAAATCCAGCATCGTAATACAATAATAAATCATCAGTAATAATCGGTTCTATTGGAATTTCATAATTAGCCGCAAGTTGATTTCTCAAAAAATTTTGATACTTTAACCAACTCTGGCGGTTTTGTTCTTCAATGATTTTATTTCGGTTAGCTTTTTTAGCTTCCAAAGCCATCTCTTTTTTACGGAGATAATCTTTTAAATTTGAGTTATTACTAAAATCCATAATATTACTTTAAATTAGGAATACCACCAATTTTTGGGATTCTGGCTTTCCAAGTTTTATAAATTAAACTTCTATTGGGTAGTGTGATAATATTATCATCTACTAATGAATCTAAATAATCATCTACCACATTTTGATATGGTTTTTTGATTGTTTTTGCTTTTGAATATAATCCATGAATGTTGGCATCCACTTCTTTTGGTAGTAAGAAATATTTGTAATATAGTTCGGAGTTTTGACGAATCCGCTTTCTCATTGCAATATCACCCTTCATCAATTTTGACTGCTTTAAATTAGCAGATTTGTTTCCATGGGTTTGATGTTCAATTTCATGTCTTACCAAGTCACGAAGAACTGGCTGAATTTTTGAGAAAATACTCTCACCATCATTTGGGTTGATTGCAATTTGAACTTCAATCATTGGAAAATCCTCATCAACTTCAGCAGAACCATCAATATAAAATTTACCCGGCGATACACCATCCTCGGTTACAGCAAACTTTAATTGAACTTCAACTTCCATACCACTTACCCTATCATTATACTCACCCACATAGAGTGACCTGGTTTCATAATTAAACATATCACCAATTTTCATCGTTGGTGCTGGGTCCTTACGAACCGCATAACCTTTATACTTCTTTGGCGTCTCTTGGGTTCCACTACCAACCATAGCGGATTTGATGGTCTTAAAGATGTCTTTGTTTATCTCACCAACTAACTTGTCATACATTCCTTCTACTATAAGAGATATTAACTTCATACAAATATACGAAATAAATTTTAATTATCCAAATTATTTTTGGAATTAAACCAATAATCTACGACTTTGCCAAAATTACCAATCAAAGCACCTAACAATAATAATAAAAGTTCTTTCCAATCACCATGAAGCTCCGCATTGTTATGCATAGCAACACTAATACCATGAATTGTAAGTAAAAAACTTATTACGATTACAATACTTAAAATAATTCTATGTTTCGATTCATTCATTTTAAATATCCAACTTTGGAGTAGAAGATTTAAAATCTTTTTTTCTCATAATAGTTTTAGCGATTGCCTTGTTCGTTTGTTTCATAAATGGAATATTGATGTTTGTTCTGTCATCGACCGCTACTACTTCTTTATACTTGTCAAGGAAATCCAAGAATTGTTTTTTGTTTTTACCCAATCGTTTAAAGAATCCAATTAGTTCTGCTTGTGAAATTTCTTTATCATTACGAGGGTCGTTAAGTCTATCAAAGAAATGTTTGTCAGTAAGAACCACATCAATTGGATTTAATTGTTTATCTGCAAATTGGTCAATCTTTTGAAGGTCTCCCATTGGCATTTCTGACAAAGGTTCTCTCATTGTAGATGAAGGGTGGTATTTATCTAAACACCTTCCATCCAATGTTGTTGGATATTTACAAGGATTGCCTGAACTATCATAATAAATTTCATCAATAAACTTTGAGTTGTTTGACCCTTCACTTGCGCCTGTCTTTGAGAATGTGGGTTTTTGACCCTTCTTTTGTTCACCACCTTTTTTAGCATCTCCGGCTTTCTTTTGGTCAGCTCTTTTTCTTCTTACAAAAGCGGCTCTACCTTTAGGCCCAAGTTTAGCAGCTTTCTCTTTAGATAGACAAGCGGCGTATGCATCGCCATCATCACCATCACCACACTTACCTAACTTCTGACCATCGGAACCATATCTATCCCAACCACCACCGCCGGATGAACCTGTTTTACCTTTACCAAACCATTTACGAAGGTCTTCTTTTAAAAAGATATCTGAAAACTTTGAATACATATATTTTTCAATTAATCTATTTTGTAGTTTTCTAAATTTAGGGGATTGGTCTTGTTTGCCTAAATAAGCGTTTTGTTCGGTTTCTAATTTTATCTGATGGGTCAACTCATGTATAACTGCGTATTCTGGATCACTCATTCTATTTACATCAAATGAAATATAAAGTGGTTTCATTGTTTTAGGATTGAATGTTAATACAGCTCCACCCTTACCAACATTACCAAATTTTACAGGTAATGGAGTTATGCCCTCACTCTTACATAAAGCTTCGTAATAAGCCTTTATATTTGCAGGTTTGTATAATCCCTCACTTAATTCAAACTTAGCAGCAGTATCGGTTTTAAAAAATGAACCTCGTCTTACAGTTCTAAAATCTAAATTCATTTCATTTCCAAAAATTTCTTTTGGTGCAATAATTTTTAATCTGATAGTTCCATTCTTATTGTCAATACCTAAAGTTTCAAAATGAATTTCAGAATATTTTTTACCTTTAAATCCTAAGTTTTTACCAGTAATAAATTTGTGAACTTTTCCACCACTAACCGCTTGTGCTTCCTCTAACTCATTTTCAATATCAACTGGACTTCTAAATATTGTTGGAGACGCAGGCTTGGGATTAGCATCTTTGTATGTTGGATTTTGAAACATTTCATCAATTAAACGAAATTTTAAAAGTGGCTTCCCATTAATTGTAATATCACCTTTTTCGTTTTTACTAATTGACTTTACCACAATACGTTTGTTTTTAAACTTACCACCAAGTAAAGTGTCTCCTATTGAAATAGGAATGTTTATATTTTCAAATACCAATGTAACAAAATCGCCAGCAGATTCCGTAATCTTAGCATCCATATATTTTTTATATAGATAAATAATAAACGGAGTTAGCTCTTTTACCATCTTATTCTTTTCCACCTGGTTGTATTTACTGGCCTTAACCGGGTCAGTAGCAGTCGGTGGATTATGAATAGCGTTAAAAGCTGTTCTAAATACTTGTCTTTGTGTTATTGATAATGCCATATCTTATAAATATAAAAGTATTAATATAAAAGTCAAAGTAAATTATTTACCTTGACCTCTATATTTTTTTTTGTAATTCACCGAATTTTTTGAAGACGATGTTTTTGTTTTTGCGTGAACGCCGGGTCTTGATACTTTTGGCTTACCCTTAAACGATGTAGCTGATTGTGTTTTAATTTTTGCCATTTTATAACTCCACTTCTTTAATATAAATTTTAATTTTGGGGGTTCTGCCCTCCGGTAGTCTATTTACAATTCCATTAAAACTTTCCACTTTTGATTTAAAATAGTGAAGAGTTAGTTCTCGGTCGGTAAGATTCAACATTAATTGTGAAGAGGTAGACATTTTTTCAGTATCTCTTCTCATGTTTAAGTGAGAATTACTTTTGTAAAATTGTTTTTTTAGTCCATCAAGAATATCTATAGCGTTTTTTGATATATCAAGAATCTTTTCAGCAGAAGTTTTTCTAATTTTAGATGAAAGATAATCATCACCTTTTGTATATCCAGCATCATAATAATGATATCCATGATTTGTTCTAACAAAGTTGTTAGAAGAAAGGTCTCTAATATCTAATTTAGGATTATGCTTTGAGGTCATTTCCATAGAAACCATTTTTTGTGGGTCGGAAACAAATGTGTGTCCTTTTACTCCCATTTTAGCAACAAGTTCTACAACTTCTTTTAGAGTTTTTTTTGTTAGTGCGGTTCTGATACGATTACCATCTTTAGAAGGCTTGCCCCCTTTTTTTACGATTTTCTTTTCGTTTTCATCATATCCAACCATTAGTGCCGTATTTAATACACCAATACCATATTCGTTCATACCCTCTGACCAATCCGTAACCATATCACGGAGATACGCAATTTCTACACCATCCACGATTTCGTGAACAATTTCCAATTTAGGTTTGTAGGCCCTATCTCGGTTTTTAACCATAATAATAGCATCTCCCACCTTTTTGGCTACGATGATACATTCATTAATTAATTTATTCATTTATACCTTTATACAAATATGTAATAATAAATATTACTTATTTTCGAATTCGTAAAAGAAAGAATCATCATTTCCAGCAGACCATTTGCTTCCTCTTTCACATAAAAATTCTTTTGTAGAAACTTTAAAATCAGGTTTGCAAATTCCAAGTGGTGTTAAAGATTGGTCGTGAAATAGAATACGATTATTTGGTTGAGCTGCAAATTGACCATTATCCAATTTTATTACATTAAATGACTTATGTTCATTTGGAGTTTGAGAAAGAGATACATTTAATTCATTAGGGTCGGAATGCGCTGAATCAATAGTAAACATATACTCACCCTTATAAAACTCTCTATCCTTCATATACACCATTACATCTAACTTTGAAAGTGTAGATTTTTCAATCACCGAAATGTTATAAGAGAACGCATCCCATATTTCTAAAAAGTCCAATGGTAGAAGTTCATCTTCTTTAACATCAGTTTTCCAAACATATGCTGATATTGGGAGTTTGTCGTATAAAGCACCATAATTAGTAAGGAGTGATTCAAAGTATAAAGCCTTACCCTTAATAGATTTTACACTTATCCAATAACAAGGTTCAAATTCTCCAAATCCTTTTTGAAAATCATACAAGTATTCTTTACGAATATAACAATCTATTGGTGGTAAATTTGCAACTAAATAACTCATACTAATAAGTATTAATCAAGCGCATTAATAATTGCTTTTTTCACAGCTATTGAAAATTCAGTTTGTTCAAATGGTAAATTTTCATCTTGAAGTTGTAAAAGAGTTGCTGCTACATTCATTTTAGCAACACCCACCCCAACTGATTCTTTACCATCTTTGGTTACGGTTACAGTTACAAAAGTTTTCTTTTGTTTAAATTCAAACGGACCAACTCTAATTCCTTTAGTTGGTGCTTTGATTTCATTTACTACTACGTGAATTGGTGAACCATCAGGACAAAGTGGTGCTTCTTGACCTACGATTTCTTCGGTGATTTGTCTTACACCAAAGGTGAATTTTTCTTCAGATACTCCAGCGATTGAAGTAAGCGATATTACTGAAGATACGAAGTAACATAAAATTGAGCTCATTGTATTTTTCCTATATTAGAGTTGGGGGAAGCATTGTGAATTCCAGTTCCCATTATATAAAACTGATTTTGATTTTGAATTGTTCTTACTTGAGTTGGAAAGTAAGTGTTATAATAATTAGTGTTTGCATTAGACTCTATTGTTGTTTTTTCTGCTTGTGTAAAAACATATTTGTTGTGAAAAAATCCATTTGAATATAACATATAACAAAAATAAATATCTTCCCATTCAAAGGTAGAACTATTATTACAATCACAAGTGTAGAAGTCCCAATCTTGTAGTGGTCCTAATTCTGCTTTCATAAACATCATATAGTTCATACTAAAATCAGTAATCAAATGAAATTTATTTGATGTGTTAATAGTAACTCTATAAGGTCTATTATTAACATTGGAAAATATTGCTTGTCCGTTTGAGTTTGTATTTAGAGTTCCTTGCGATACCCAATTAGTGGATGTTACTCCAATTTCATTTAGTTGTAAAGTCCAATTAGATTGAGAAGGTCTTCTCCATACCAATACCAAACCATCCCCACCACTATATTCCTGCATTCTTGCAATAACATTATATTGTTGACCAGCAACCATTGAATAGTTTCCATATTGGTAAACTCCAACCCCCTTACCCCCATAATATTCAATTACCGATGTTCCGTTGATTGATAAATCAGAACCATCATCGGATGTCAATCCAAATGAATATGTGCCCGTTTCCGCAGCAACAAAAGTGAAGGTTACTTCAGTAGAATAGTAATCACCATTATTAGGCACGGAAGCACCTGCTGAAGTTAGTGTTCCAAAATTTAAAAAGTTTAAAGATGTAGTTGCGTTTAAATTACCAGTCCACCAAAGAGTTGTTGCACTCCAAGATGTGCTAAATAACCTATTCATTTCTGAACGAGTGGATGGGTAATTTTGATATTGAGATGTGCCTCCATTACCAAAGTGGGTTCTGAATATCCTTACTGATGTTGTTCCATTACCAGTTGTTATTTGATGTTCCATCGTAATTGGAATCCCACTTACATCCTGCGTTCCGATTGGGGTAAGCGTTACAGTTTGAGAATATCCCTCAATTGATACTGTAAGTATAAAAATAAGAGTAAAAATAAACTGTTTCATAATAACATTTTTGCACCTGTTGAAATTTGGAAGTTAAGAATATCTACACCATATTGGTATGCCCCACCAAATGAAACACTTAATTTAAATTTATTAGTTAATTTCATATCTACATTTGCAAGTGGAACTAACAAAACTCCGCTACTATACCATTGACCCCCATAATAAAATACATATGGTGAATAAACTCCTAATAACATAATATTTGATGTTAAAAATTTACCTCCTTTAAAGTTAGTAAACCCACCAGCCACAACACTCCAATTTTGAAATCCACCATCACCAAGTTTACCAAATGTATAATTAGTTCCCAACATACCCGTAAATTTCCAAATTTTTTGTGCACTTAATAAAGTTGTAGTATTAAATATATCGGATTTAAAGTTAGTCATTGTAGAGTTAGAAAATACTCCCATGAATCCCTTTTTTTTATATGAACCATATAAAGTTGTATTTAAAACATTTTCACCAGTAGTATAATTAAAATTTAAACCTTTAATAAAATTTTGTTTGGTGTTTACATGGGTTAATGATGTGTTGAATCTATAATTATCATTTCCACCCTTTTCTATATTATTTCCGTTTCTGATTACTACCATATCACCAGACCCAATCAAAGAACCTCTACTTACTTTTTCTTGCTTACTTTTAGGTTTATTACCCCCACCTCCACTTTTACCACCGCCACCTGAAGAACCACCTGATTCGGATTCACCACCACTTGCGGTAGTTGTATTTTCTTGTCCACCAACTGCTCCTTCGGTTGTTCCGCCACCTTCGGTTGTTCCGCCACCATCAGTTCCACCACCACTACTGGGTTGTTCACTACTGCTGCCTGAGCCACCGCCTGAGCCACCACTTCCGCCAGAACCACCCGAACCCCCACTTCCGCCTGAACCTCCACCAGAGCCTCCGGAACCACCGCCTGAGCCTCCACTACCTGAACCCCCACTACCTGAGCCTCCACTACCTGAGCCTCCACTACCTGAGCCTCCACCACTTCCACTTGTGTTAGAACCACCACCACTTCCACCGCTAGTATTTGAACCACCTGAAGATGATGTATTGGTAGGTGGTGGTATGTTAAGTGAACCTGCTGCTTGGGAACCTATTCCTGCTGCGATACCAACTATATTACTTATATTATTTACTAAATTAGTAGTATTGGATACATTAGCTGTAGTTGTAATTTGTGGGGCGTTTCCAGCACATGGATTATAGCCAGGTGGAAATTGCGCATTTATTGATTGAACCCATTGTTCATAGGCTCCGTTTAATAATTGTAATTGTGTAAAATTTTGATATTGGCCAGCGTAAAATAATGTTACTGAACCAGATGGTTGGGTTATTGTTATTGTATTGGGTAACCCGGTACAGGGGTCGGTATATGTATATTGAAACGATTGTCCATATACACTACCAGCCCCTAATATTAAAAGTAGAGTTAATATCCACTTCTTACCATCCATATGCTTCCATGCGTTTAACGAGGTTCATTGTAGCAACCTCCAACGCACGTTGAGTAGCAATACCAACGGTTGAGTTATCAAATCCCATTTGAGGATTTTTAAACATACCTTCACCTACTTGAGTAGCAGTTCCTTGCCCACTTGCAACAATGTATTGTGAGTTATCAACATTTACCATACGAATTTGAACACCCATAATGGTAGTGTTTGTTTTTTCGATTTTACCTTTATTATAGTTTTCACCATATGAAACTGCAAAGTCATAAATTTCGGCGTATACGATATATTTAGGAACTGCAACACCTTCCATTGATAATTTGGTTTTACCATTGGACATTCCTTCTAATTCAGTTTCCCACGCATCTAACATTTGAGATACAATAGCTTCTTTTTCTTCAGCGTAAGAAAATCTACCTGTAACTTCAAAATTTTCTACAATACGATTAGAAACACCCAAACCAACCCTTTTATCTCTCAATTCAGGAAACATATCCCATAGGTCTTTGTTTACATTCAATTTAGAAAGTTGAACTACCTTTCGTTCGCCTGTATATACCGGAATAGTATTTAGTGGTTCTGCCTTTTCAAAATCTGCTTGATATTGTTGAACACCAATTGAAGATTTACAAGATGTAGCCATTGTTCCTACAAACAATAAACCACCAACTACCATCAATACGCCAAGTGGAGCGAAGATACTTTCAAGGATAACATCTTTACGAGTTCTCATTAGTTACCTCCACCAGCATTTTCAGCTCGTTTTGCTTTCAATCTCGCCATTCTTTCTGCGTTGGTTTCTTTTGGTTCTTCCACCGGCGCTGCAGCAGGTTGAGCTGCTGGTTGTTGTGCTGGAACTTCTCTTACAGTTTCTCTAACAATTGTTTTAGTAGATGATGGTGCAGATTGTTGTTCTGGAATATTAATAATTACACTTTGATTTTGTTGTTGAGTGTTATTATTTTGAACATCAACTTGTTCTGTTTGTTCTTCCTCTTCAACACCAAACAATTTTTCAATATGTGTAGTCACATATACCCCAGCGGCTGTAACTGCGGTTGTTACAAGGCCAATAATGGTTTTCTTAACCGTTGACATTGTGCCTTCTTTTTCTTGTGTTTCTTCGCTCATGATGTTTAGTTTTTAATGATTCTATAAAATTTATCTCTATCTGATGTAATTAATCTAACAATGTAGATTCCTTTAGGTAATTCATTCATTCTAATGCCATGATATTGGAATCCAGCATCGTATATTTTTTCAGTAGAATATTTTAACATCCTACCATTTATGTCATAAACAAATGAGTTTAAGGTTGTATTTTCGTTTTCATTATAATGTTCTATGAAAACCCAGTTTCCAGTTAAATCTGAAGTTGGGTTTGGATACACTTTAAATGATTCCATCATTTCTACTAATGATGGGTCTAATCTTCTTTTATTTACAACCGAACCATCGTTTGGTGAAGGTTTAATAGATAAATCTACTGCGTTATCATCACCGGCTGATTTGTTAAATATTTCTAAAGGAGATTGTGTCCATCCCAATGGGTCTAATATATCAAATACAAATGTAAATTGAGTTGTCATATCTTCAATCACCGATGGGTTCATTCTATCTTCGTGTCCTGCCCAAAATACTTTATCTTCTTCTACGGATACTAATGATGTCCACTTTGATACTGAATTACCTACTTCTACTGATTTGAATCTAAAGATATTAGTATCAAACTTAATACCCATTTGAGCTGCTCCAATTTTATTTCCAAAAGTATACATGGTAACAGGCACTCTCATTTGATTATCAGTAGTGCTTACTAATTTTGGAATTCTAAATTGAACGGTATCGGGTTTGTTAACCATATAAACTGCTGGGTCTAATATGTAATCAGTTCCACCACCAGGAGTTGCGATTCTAGCCATAATAACTGCTGGGTTATTATATCCAGTAGTAGTTGCATCACCTACTACATAAATGTAAGGGTTAATGGTAGCTAATCCATTTACAATTGTATCAATTGAATATCTACGTGGTAAGGTAGTCCAGTTTGGAACAGCGGTTGCGGTTACCGCGTTACCATATTCGTTAGGCCAAAGAACTACTACGTTATTAACTCCACTAAATAATGAATTCCAAGTAGTGGTTTGTAAAGCCAATCGGTTAAATACTGCGAAGGCATCTGATACTGTAATTGATTGTGATTGGTTAATATCACCTGCATACAATTCGGTTCCACTTAATGGGTCTTGTTGAGATGCTGCGTTTGCAAGTTTGTAAGCATCGGTAATTGATATAGAACCACCATCTGTCATAGTATCCGTTTGAGCAAGAATACGTAAGTGCCAGAAGTTAGTATCAATTGGATGTTCAATATCAAGTTGACCTAATGAATTGGTAGAATCAGATGTGATTGGTTGCCACGTAGCAAGAGGAGTTGATTTTAATCTTTTTTGTGCCGTAAACCAAACACCTTGAGCAGGAGATGCATCTGCGTTATTGACTTGTATTGGAAAAATTAAAGGGGTCATTCGGAAATTACCACCATAATTAAACATTCCCAATGGTTCATCTACACCATTTCCGGTTGTAGCTAAGTTGTTATATGAAGTTGAACCAACAATAGCAATAGAGTCAGCAATACCATTGAATGCACTTGAGTGAGTTAACCTTAATCTAAACATCGCACCATCATTCCAATCAAATGAGGTGTTGTTACCAGTATAGGTTGCAATTACGTTAATGTAGTTTGATGAGTTAAAATACGAACCATACTTATCTGCTACCGAAAGTGCGGTTGGTCCCCAAAACATTTGTGCTGATGAGAATTTTACATTATCATAGAACAAACGAAACTGAACTGCTTTAATGTTATCCGCCGTTGGGTTAGCAAAGTGAATGTAAACATCAGTATGTGTTGCTGGAAAGTTGTCTAATGTAAAAAGGGTATCCACCAATATGTATGGTGAATTAGAGTTTGGCGGTGTTAAGATTTCGTTTGCACCATTTTGACCATATGTGGATAAAGTCGTAAGCATAGTTACGAACAATGCCATTAATTTTTTCATTATATTTCTCCATTAAATTCGTAACTTATTTAAAGTGGAAAGGGTCGCCTTTCACGATTGTTCAATACATAATCACCAAATACACTAAAAATATTAGGCGACCCTTCCACTAAATCTAAATATAGTTATCCCTCTTCTGAAGTATTATCTTTTTTGCTACCACCAAAAATCTTACCAGCTTCTGCAATACCAAATGAACCCAATGTAATAATTACAAATGAATTAAAGATGGTGTCACTAATTTCTAATGTCTGACCCATGATGCCAGTTACGATATCCGCTCCGGCGAATATTGCCATTATTGCGAATGAAGCAAACCCAACAATTGATTTTTCGTTGTAATCGTTTTTATCTTTGAAAATGTCACTAAATGCCATAAATTTTCTCCTTATATATGAAAACATAGCGTAACTCCTTTTTAATAAATATTATATCTAAATATAATACCTAAATAACTATACAATATTTTTTGATTCAATTAACGTATAAGTAAAAGATTTATTGCCAGCAGATGCAGATTTTCTTGCAATTTTCATAAATTCTTCGAAATCAGCAGCTCTTTTAAATACCTGACATCCTTCAGACCAGTTTTCTACAAAAGTAGAGTCAGCACCGGCCTTATGGATGTTAATACCAAATACACCTTCTTGAATTTTTGTTTCATCGTAATTCATATCACGATTGGCATCACGGTATACTTTTACTTTACCAAATTGCTTTAGTGCTTCGTATTTTCCTTGATGTAATCCTAATCCATGTGAATTAATATATTGACCAGGAACTAATCTAGCAACACCTGCTGCGTTATGGTATTCCTTAACACCTTTAGTACCAGGATCGGTGGTGTTCATCCACTCTTTGTAAACCCAAACGCCATTTTCTTTGTATGATACAGTAATTCTATCATCAAAAGCGTTGGTTACTTTTGTACCCGTATCTGAATTACGAACACCTACAATATTAAGTTCAAGGTCTTTACCTTCAAACCACTTGTATCCTTTTGCTTTTACTGCTTTTTCAATTGATTCTTTATTGTATTTTGCAGCAGCACTTGGCTTTGAGGTAGCCACAGCTGGTTTAGCAACAGGTTTAGCAGCGGTGGGAGCTGCTGGAGCTTTGAGACCTAATTTAACTAATGTAGATTCACCAACAATACCATCAGCGGTAAGTCCGTGCTTTGTTTGAAATGCTTTTACAGCATCTTCGGTTTTTGGTCCAAAATTACCAATTGGGTCAACACCCAATGCTTTTTGGATTTCTTTGATGAATTCGTTATTATCACCTCTTTTGTAAACAGCCATTTTAAAACTCCTATTTTAATATATAAATTTATAATAAATAGTGTATCTTACAAAGATACATACACACATAATACTATTTTTTACGACCAGCACAATGTGCTTTTTGACTGAAACCTTGGGGGTTGTTACAATCAATAGATTTTTTATATTTTTCAGACCATTTTTCATCAATTGATTTAATGAGTCTTTCCATAGCTTGTTCTAATTTGTTTGGAAGATTGGTATGTTTAGTTCCTGCAAAATCTTTGGTTTGTTTTTTAGTCATAGATTTAGCGGCGTCTCTTACATCTTGAGAGACATCCGATGGTTTTATATCACCTTTTTTTAAGGCGTATACTAACCCCATAAACTTTTGTTGTTGTTTAGATTTAGCTGGCATTTATATTTTCTCCAGTAATAAATATTACTCAATATAATAAAATGGTATAATCCAATCAATTCCAAACGGGTCTGTTACTTTAAGTTCTTGATTTTGTTCGTTGACTAATATAAGAGTCACCTTTTCGTTCTCTAACAGACTTCCTTTGTGATTGGAAAATGTCTTCTTCATTTGAAGTTTTTTTCCTATTTGATTTTGTAAATTTTTCATAACCAGCTGATTCCTCTTCCCAATTGATACTGTTAACATTAATTTTGGCCATTACGAATTACCTTTAAATTTTTTATTGCCTCCAAGAATTCGTCTATGGAATAAGATTTGTTTTTTTCGTCTTTGATTGTCACCTCGGTCAAGGTGTTTGGATAATTTTCTACCAATTTTATAAGAATATCGAATCCGCTATCGGCCCAAAAATTCTTAAATGATACTTCTCCTAATATGTTAGTGTCATAATTAACACTTTCTTCCGTATCACCTGGCAGTAATATAAAATATCTCATAATTTAATTAACCCAGCTTCATAATGTTTTACTTGGTTGACCTTTACTTTAAATATGTCGAATTCATACTCACCACTATCAAAATTGTTAAAATCAAAAATTTCAGATAGACTTTGAATGAATTGAAATGAATGATTACTCATTCGCTGTGCATCAAATTCAACAATAATGTCTGATTTCTCATTCGTATTGAACTTTTTAGACAAATCAAATTTGGTGTTGGGTTGTTCCGATTGAATGTATTGATTGATTACATCTTGCGAACAATCTACACTCATTCTATCACACCAAGGTTCTAATGCTTCAATCATCTTGAGGTCGCAATTTGAGACTTCAAACTCAACATCATATTTGTGAGGAACTATTGGTTTCATCATTTTATCATGTTTAACAAAATGACCCCATTTACGAATAAAATTACGAGTAGACCTAATGTTTTGTGCTTCCCACTCATTTGAGTTTTGACCTGGAGTTGTAAGAGTTGGATTAAATCGTGAACCTCTACAAGTCATATGGTATACAAACCCATCCCAAGTCTGAATAAAGTTATAACCATTCAACAAGAATCGGTTGAATATATCAGAATCCTCTTTTGATTGAGGCGCATACAATGGGTCGTGTCCGCCAATTGAAGTAAAATCTTCTTTAAATAAAAACCAAGGCGCAAAAATACCCTCTGTTGTTTTACCCTGCTTTAATGATGGGATTTGATGTAACAAATCATCTTCTAACTCTACAAATTGTTCGGGCTCAATACCAAAATCCATTAATAGTTTTTCCGGCCCATTGGGATGAAGTGGTGGTTCAATACGAGTTAATGATACAACAGTCAATGGTTTGATATGTTCTAATACAGATTCCAAAGCACCAGGACAAAGATACATATCAGCGTGATAGATACCAACAATTGGTGTAGTTGCTACATCATTAATTAACCTATCATATAAGATTGTATGCCCCAACCTAACGGGTCCTTCGTTTCGGATTGCTTTAAAGTTTGGGTCGGTTTGCATCATTTCTTGACACCATTCCCAAGTTCCATCATTACTGAAATCATCAGCTACACAAATTGTGGGCTCTGGTCCCGCGTTCTTTCTAATACCTTCGTAAGACCACTTGAGATATTTCAAGTTATTACGACTTGGTTGTATAAAGGATATGTCTTTTTTTGTTAACATAACTTAAATTTTAATTTAAATGCTTCTTCACTATAATAAGTATTATATAATTCTTGTGTTAATATACGATTTTCTTCGTAGAAATCCAAATCGTTCCATAAATTTTTTAATAATGACTTTGCTTTAACAAGGTCACCATCATCTACTGATAAATTTGGATGTAAAATTTGTTGAGTATCTAATCCGTTATATCCAATACATGGTATTCCTAAATACGAACAATTTAATGCAAATGTTCCTGCTGCATGAGTTCTCATCATGTGAATACCAACTCGTCTTTTACTTAATTCAGAAATCCATTGATTCCATTCCAAGTATGGCAATTGAGTAATTCCAAGTGTCGACTCACCCTCTTGTCTCCTACCCATTTGTGGTGAATAGATTTCATCGGTAACTGAAGATGCTAACATAAATGAATCAAATCCACCATACCAACTTTTCATATTACCGCCAATCATAATACCATTTCTATTTTCGTGTGGTGTTATGTTTTGAATGGGGTCTTCAATCATTAGTGATTGTAAAACTCTAACATCAGAATGATTTGTTAGTCCTTGATAATATTGTTTATCTTGGTGATTATGAACAAATATAATGTCAGCAGAAACAAGATTGTTGTAGTAGTGAATCTGATTTGTTAGATTATAATCTTGAAAATACCAAAATGGCCCTTCTTGCATTACGCCTACTTTTTTACAAAATCGTTTGATATGCGTTAAGTCAACAAGTTCTGGATTATTTTTTGGAGTAATTACAATACCTAAATCATATTCTTCCAATGGGTGATGTTTTAGGTTATAATGCGTAGCATCTAATGCAACTATCCAAGCAAACTCCGTTCTCATGTTGTTATGGGTTCTTGGTATTTTACCAACAAACTCCATTTCAGTAAAGAATGCTATTTTCATATTATTTTCCATAACTCAATATTATACCCTCTTGGTGTATTGTGGTAAAAGAGCTACCATCTGTTCTATTTACTTTAAACCCAGCGGGCTCTCCTATATATTTTTCAATTACCAACCCAGCATCTATCGCTTCATTAACAGCTTTATACACTCCAGTAGAATCAGGATGTCCGTAATCATCAAATACTAAATAAATACCAGTATCGTGATTCATTTTTGTTAGGGCTTGATTTATATCAAATATTACATTTTCGTATAAATGTATACAATCAATTACGACTACATCATAATAGGTTCGTAAAGTATCGTATGTTTTAACATTATATGCATCGTTCAATATAAAATCAATATTACCAATACCACTACAATATTCTCTAGCTTTAGCAAGTCGGTTTGGATTAAATTCAATAGTGTCTACATTATGAAATAACGAACTTAAAACTTTAGTAGTTACGCCATAACAGGTGCCAACTTCCAAACAAGATTCTAAATTTTTTCCATAAAAAAAATCTATAACATCATGTTTCCATTTTAATGATGTGGTATCTTTATGTTCTAAATTCTTTTCAGAAATTCCTTCTAATATTTTATATTTAATTTCCATATAATTCTTTATAAGTTCGTTCCATCCAATAAAAAACATTTCTTGGATTTGGTGGAATTGCGTTAAAATGATATATCCACCCCGCGTCTAAAAAGTGTAACTCATCACTAAACAAAGAATATTGTGGAATGTGTAATAGATTCTTTCTAAACAAATCTTGTAGATTATAACACTCATCCATATAAGTAACATCAATATTATGGAGTTGTGTTAAATAATTGATAATTGTTTGGTCGGTTCCAGCGCTTATTTTATCATTCCAAACATTGATAGTTTCTATATTATCTAAATAATATTTCTGAACTTCTTTGTAAAATGGTATGTGTGATTTATTGGTAATTTGAAACCCACCATTAAAATATTTCCAAGGTTTAATCTTGGGTTCATTTGGAAATAAAGCATTACCCCAATCTCGTATACTACGAGTTACCCATTCATAACATCCATTATTTACAACTACCCCCAACTTACCATCAGTTTCATTGAAAAAGTTTGGAGTTTCAGGATGTATAATTGTATCCGCATCAACAATTAAAACTTGGTCGTAATCAATATTATTATGCTGAAGAATTTCGTGAACCCAATATCTTTGTAAAGTTACTTTAAATTTATTTACATCAGTAATTGGTTCGGTCCATTCGACTAATTCAACATTGTGTTTATCACACCAACTTTTCCAACTTTTTATGGAATAGTGATATGAATTATTCCGACCATTACCTAAATCTACATTTGGTATAAAAACTATATTTTTCATAATTCGTTAATGTAATCTTTTAATTCACGAGTTGGATTCCATCCTAAAACTTTGTTGGCTGTAGAATCGGTATTTAATGTATCTCTTGCTTCACCCAATTTACCATCTTTGTAGATTGGGTCAATTCCAAACATTTTTGCAACTTCATTTACTGAATGGTTTTTACCCCTACCCAATTCTAACTCATAACCATATGCTTGTTTTTCCATGATAAGAATTAAAGCATCTACAATATCATCAATATGCGTAAAATCTCTACGTTGTTCACCATCACCATAGATTTCAGATTGAACTCCGTTTTGAATGTTGTTAATCCAACGACCAATTAAAGTGGTGTATCCACCCTCAAGGAGTTGATGTGGTCCATAAACATTGTAGAATCTTGCGATAGAAGCCAACAATCCAAAATGAGTTTGATATAGCGTAATAATATCTTCACCCAAATCTTTTGAGAATGTGTATGGGTTTTTAAACCTACCACTATGTTTTGATGATGAACCTGCGTAGACTAAAGGAATATTGTTTTTAACACAAAACTTAACCACTTCATATGTTCCGTTAAAGTTTGTATCAATATACTCTTCAGGTCGTTGAAAAGATGGTCCAATTCTTGCAATAGCAGCCAAATGAAATATAATATTAAAATCTTTATCCATTGTGGATATGTTTTGAATATCACCCACCCAATATCTACAACCATCTACTTCATTGGATTTTAAACCAGTTGAATAGTTGTCTAATGATTGAACTTCGTGTCCATCTTTTAATAATCTTTTGATGAGGTTTGTTCCTACAAAACCAGCACCGCCTGTAACTAATATTTTCATTTTATCCGATACCCTTCCACGTTGCTCCATTTGTGGTGTAGTAATGATTTACTTCTATGGTGGGTGTATATAAATAGTTTTTACCAGCTTTTATAATATCATCAGCCCAATACCTATCTTCCTTTCCAGGAAGGGTTTCATCAAATGGATATTTGGTTAATACCTCTTTTGTATAAAAACAAAATGCGTTATGTAAAAATGCTCTACCTTCAAGTGGTGAGTTCATATTTTTTTCCTCAGCATCACCAAAATGAGACCAAATATATCGTTTGCTAATTTTTTTACCACGATAAATAGGAGTTTGCTTTCCAAATACAGCTACATATTTTTTTAATTTACTATCAATATAATCCAAATCTAATTTGGTTATTTGTGAATGTGCTGATAATATTAATATAGTATTGTATTTTGAGTTTTTAACCCCAAGATTTATTGCTTTGCCAGGACTATAATCATCTATGGTGATTACTTTAATATCACCACGATTATTAAACAATTTTACAACAGCCAATGAATCATCGGTAGAATGGTCATCAATTACAATTATTTCAGCGTTTGGAATAAAATCTAAAACCGATTGGATAGCAAACCCAATATACTGATGTTCATTGTGGTTTCTGATAATTACACTAACCATTAAATCTTCCGGTATAATTGTTCCTTGAATCTAATTCACTTTGTTGAAAATCATCGCCATGAGAAATAAACATCTCTTCTCTCATTTTGATATAATCAGTCAAATCTTTCATCTCGTGAGGTAGAATGGCAAACTGATTATCACGACCTGGCAAACTTTTGTCGGTTGTAAAGTGTTTTTCAACAACCATAGCACCCTCACCAATAGCTACCTTTGCAGATTCCACACCTTCAATGTGGTCAGAGTATCCAACGGAAAATCCAATAGTCTTGAATAGGTTCATTCTTAATAGATTTGCCATAGATGGTTTACACGGATAAGTAGAAACACAATGTAGTATGTATAAATCGGCAATGTCTACAAAAGAAGTGCTTTCCTCAATCTCATCAAATGTAGATGTACCCGTTGACATAAAGATTGTCTTAAAGTTTTCATTACAATACTTAATGAGTTCGTGGTTTCGTGATTCAAAACTTGGAATCTTCACATCTTCCACACCAAGCTCCACCAATAACTCAGCGTCTTTGATACTAAACACACTTGACATAAATTTAATACCAACCTCATTACAATAGTTGATGAGTTCAATATGCCGTTCCCTCGTGAGTTCTGCTTTTTCATAGATTTCTCTACGACCATCAACATCCCACACACCGGGCTTTAATCTGCTTACTGACCAACTTTGAAACTTAGCGTAAGTAGCACCAGCCTCTGCTGCTGCACGAATCATTTCTTTGGCGAGTTCCATATCACCACCATGATTCCATCCAATTTCTGCAATTACTTTAACCATAGTTGGTCGTTTTTTCCTAAATGACATTTGTATCCAAATCCAAGTTTTTTAAGATTATCTTCGGTTTTTTTGTTCATATTAAATTCATTTGTGATGATTAGCTCAATTAAAATTGCTTGAGTTTCTGAAAAGAAATCCTCACATTCTAATATATTTGCTTCAGCACCTTCTACATCCATTTTAACAATGTGGGGTCTTATAGTTTCGTTGTTTGCGTTTTTAAATGGGACACTAATTGAATTTTCTTTGTTAAAAATACTATATGTTCCATTATTTGATTTACCATCGGAACGCATTCCTATTGTAAACTCGCCATCAGAATTAAACAACCCATATTCGTGTATAGTAAATCGTGTATCTTCTAACTTTCGTAGTTCGTTCAAATTGTCTGGCTGTGGTTCGTATGCATGAAGTTCACATTCAGGATATACTTCTAAAAAAGATTCGGAAAAATATCCAATATTAGCACCAATATCGGCTATAATAGGATTTGGTGGATTTACACCATACGTTTCCTTCAATTCTTTTATTTGACGAAGTGCGCCAGGTTTAAGTTGTGATTTTAATTGTTTTGTTAATAACATTATTTTCTTGTTTTTAAAATGTAATGTCCCCAAAGTTCAGGATTATCAACTTCATAAGCATCACTTGTGTATTCGTATTCTACTTTTAAACCTAAAGATTCTAACATAGATTGTATATTATCAATAGAATCCATCTTACCACCTCTATAATTTTCTACCTCAACATCCTTAACAACATTTAAAAATTTTTCTAAATTTGGTTCTGGTGAGTATAAAGAACGATATTGGTTATATTCCGTAGCACATATTAGTCTTTCAGTTATATTAGAAAAAGTTTTAAAGAAATAATCTATACTAAATATAACTCCAGAATCTTTAGTTAAATTTTGACATTTTGTAAAAAAATCTTTCTTATTATTTGTAGTAAGATGATGCAAAAACCAACGATTTAAAATAATATCAAATTTCACATCCGTTTCAAATTTAAATATATTTGCGCTTATAAATTTTGCACTCTTAAAACCATAAGTAGAATTTTTAAACTCATTTTCAAATACCTTTGATAAGTCTATGCAAACTAAATTTATTTTTGATTTTGTATTAATATCAACATCTTGTATTTCCCAAGCGTTTGGAGAACCTACTATTAAAATATTATACTCAATTTCTAAATTACAATATGATTCTATAAAATTTTTAATATCTGTTCTAGTACATTTATCAAAAAATTTATTGTGCATCATTGGATTTCCAGCCATATATTTCCTATTTTAAATTATTTTTTGCTAATTCTAAATCAGATTCATAGTGAACATCCACCGCATTATCTTTAATACATCCCAATCTTTTACTAACTTGACCTGATTTTAGATATGCATACTTAAATATACGAACTGAACCACTGCGTTTATAACTTGGATTAACCGTAATCAAATCATCATATTTATTTTCAATCATATAGTCAATACACTCATCAAGAGTATGCGACCTATTTGGGTTGTCTGGCTGAAGACCTATTACAAGGTCGTAATCATGTAATGTTTTATTAACTATATCTAAATATACGTCCACCACTTCGGTATCACCACATAATTCTTTAGAGCGTTCATCAAAATAAACACCATATTGTTCACAAATTGATTTAACTTCAGCACTCTCCGATGAAACTAATATGGTTACCTCATGTTTACTTTGGTTTGCATAATCTACTGAATGTAGGAACATAGGTTTACCATTCAACTCACGAATGTTTTTCTTTTCCAATCGTGTTGAGTCAAGTTTGGTTGGGATAATTACTAATACTTTCATAATTTATTTATAGCCCATTTGTAGGCTTTTTCTTGTCCTTGAATTGTCATACCACCAATATGAGGTGTAAATATACAATTTAATTTTGAATTATCCAAATTAAAAAATGCAGATTTTGAAATATCACCAAATTCATCCTCAATCACATCAGCTGCATATCCGTAAAGTTTACACTCTTTAAGTGCTTTGATTACATCTGATTCATTCACAATCTCACCACGAGATGTATTTACTAAAAACTTAACATTACGAGAAAGTAAATCGTAGTCAATCATATATTTTGTTTCATCACTAACATGAACGTGAAGTGATACTGCATCGCATATTTGGAATAAATCCTGTAATGTTTTTACATTAGATTCATCTGAATATGGGTCATAAATATAAACTTGAGCATCAAAGGCTCTACAATATTTTACCATCATCTTACCCAATCTACCATATCCAACAATACCAACTTTGAAGTCTTTCATTTGTTGACCTACAAAAGGTAGATAATCCCAACTTTTTTCTTCTTTGGTTTTGTTGTTTGAAATTGTAATGTTTCTCATCAAATCAAGAAGAAGTCCAAATGCAAGTTCTGAAGTAGATGGTAGTTGATTGATTAGTTCATAGTCTTTGGTTAAAGAATATATCTTGATTCCAACCGATTCACAATAATCAATATCAATATGATTCATACCCGTAGAGCAGGTGTTGATTAGAGATACATTTGTTCCGTTTAATAATTCCTCATCAATTTTATAAGTTTGTTGATTTGGATTACACAGTATTGTATCTATGCTTTTGTTCAATAACAAATCCCTAACTTCCGACTTTGAACCTTCTTCTAAAAGATGTATTTCACCCTTTGTAGCCAATAAATTTAAAACACCATTTAGATGTTTGATAGGAGTTACCACAGCTATTTTCATAAAAACTTTTTAATTTCATTTACCATTAAGAATGTGCTGTTGAATTCAAGTCCGCCTGTAATGGTATTTTGTATAAAATCTTTTTTTAAAGTATACTCTCTTAAATATGATTTGAAATCATTATTAATATCAAAAAGACCATCGTAATCATAAAAGTTTGATACTTGACCACTTTTATCAATTAACACCGTAGGTATACCAAATTGAATGGGTTTAAACGCCAGAGTTGATGGTGCTGATATAACTATTTTACTTTCAGATATTAATTGATTATCGTTTTTAACATCTACTAATATACGATAATTTAAGTTATCAGGCAATATCCCTTTTAAATATTTTACATTGTGTTCAAACCCATTTTCATCAGCTCTACTTTTGAGCTTAAAAATTATCGGTAAATTATATTCTTTTTGTAAAGATACCAAATCTAATTTTTCAAAAAGTTCTTTTCCAAAGTTTACCTTAAACGGAGATGGTCTATTATTTAAAAAGTTTATGATGACAAGTATGTGTTTTTTTTCCAAACCTTTATAATTTATTAACCCATCATTCGCAGGTATTCCAATTGGTATACAATAATCAAACTGCTTTTCTTTATTTCCAAAAACAAAACAGTTATCAAAGACTTTTTTATACCCTTCTATCAAATAAGGATTGTCACCATTTCCGTGGGTGCAAGCCAACATTGGACCTTTTTTATTTTCGTATATTCTATCAAGCTTCGTTTTCGGTGTCAGCCGATTGTCATCTGAAATAATGAGGTCGTATTTTGAACTATCACAATAGTCGTAAAATACTTCATTAAAATACGCATCATATTTTAAATCAAATACCAACCTTAAATCATCATCACCAACCCATTTATGAGATTTGCTCATTTGATAAACTTTGAGTAAATCTAATTCGTACTCTTTTGCAAGATGTGGTATGATTGGATAAATTCGTTCACCAACCCTATATTGTGAAGTTATGAATAGTATTTTTTTCAATGGTATAACCTATGAACTTTAAATGTTTCAACATACTTGATTCCCCTACGAGCACATTGGTAATTTGTATGGAAATCTTCTACAACCTCATCGGTAAAATAAAGGTGTTTTCTTTGACTTTCAAAATTATCAAATTGTTTGATTTTTTCGCTCAAGAATGGAGTCACATCAACAAATACGTTGGGAACCCAAGTATCCAAAGTTGATGGAGTTCTATAATCTACCACACTTATAGCGTGTCTTCTACAAACCGCCATACCCACATTGTTTATTTTTTTGTGGTCGTGGTGAGTATCTTCTTCAGGTGGAAGTAAAATCAAATCATACGAAGATATATCGTGTGTTGTTTCAATCTTATTAACCAAAAAATCATATGGAATGTTAATAGTATGGTCTTCTGATAGGAATGAACCTTTTACGTTTGGTAGAGAACTCCAAATGTTCATACACTCTTGGTGGCGATTTCTACTTGAAGATGTATCAAATTTACCACCAATTGAAATTGTTATAATATCAAATTGAGTGTCTTGGAACTTATACATACTTGCCAAAGCCCCATATTCAATATCATCCGGATGTGGTGATAGACACAATACTCTATCTGCGTTTAAAAACTTACCCATATTATTTTTTTCCGTTATGTCCACTAATCATTTTAAAATATTCGTTATTTCTAACATCACCCTCAAGATAATCAATCTTAAAGTTATTCTTCCATTCTACATAGTTTAAACTCATTTGGTCTCTACGAGAATGATACTTCATTTCAGTCCACCAACCCTCATTTAATTTTACACAAGATGGGTCATTATGCTTTCTAATAACAACACTTGTTTCTGCTAATCCAAAATCTTTTGGAAATCCTTCGGATTTGTATTTTTCAATTTGTTGTTTAATAATGTTTGGATTATCCTTAAAGTTTTTGGTTCCACGCTCAGGCGTTCTATCCATATTCTGCTGACCCAACTGAAATATAGCATCAGCCTCTTGGTAGATACAATTTCTTTTATCAAAACATTTCATATGGTCATATGTTTGAAAAATTTTACCATCAAGCAATGGATTCAAATCTTTTAACATTAACATATTACCATCCATCCAAATGGAATACTCATACTCCGAAACATATCGGTGTGGTAGGGCTTTATACTTTCTAGCGTTTCTCGTTGGGTCTTCGTAGATTTGATTTACCTTAACAACCTTCCAAAAATCAGATTGAAACTCGTGGTCTGAAAAGCAGATATAGTCAATCCCTTCAGATTTGTATTGTCCTTGTGGTAAGTCATCATACTTACCAAATATAGCGGTGTAAACTACTCCCTTTTTCATAGATAAAATTGACTACGGATTATGTTAGAACCAAGGTTTGGTCTTGCGACGGTGTAAGTGGGTGAGTAATTTGAAATGGTGTCGTTCATACCTGTTTGATTACCCACATTGAACTTGGATTTAGTTTTGATATACAACTGAACTCGTGTGTTGATGTGTCTCATATCCAAAGCCGGTTTGAACACCAAACCCACATCCTGCGATTTAGTCCAATAAAACATAGGTAGGTCATACTCATCAATTTTTTGTTGGATTTTCTCAATACCAACACCATCAAATCTATTTGAAATCAGTAGAGTTCCAAAATCATCATCACAATGGTCTTTGATTACATTATCACCAAATTCCTTTTCTTCATCAGAAAAATACAACTCTGGCTCAATATCTTCAAAAGAATCAAACTGCCAGAATCGTAGGATTTCTTCCATCAACGGAGCATCTTCATTTCCATATATTCGGTAGTGGTCATTAAACACATCACCCTCAAATGAATCTACAAATCCATCCACATATGGGTTATTGTCAAAGATGGTGTGAACTACATCAAATGGGTCGTCCCAAGAGGACCAGTTTTTTTCCATCTGACCAAACATCTTTCTCAACAATTCCGGCGAGGGAATCCACACTTTACAATCCGGATACTTCTCTTTGAGTTTTCGTGGGAACGAAGAAATAATTCCCCAATCACCAACACCAAAACAAGTTCGTAGAATTACAAAGTTTTTAGTTTCAAGATACTCATCTGGAATGTAGGATGGGTCTTCCATAGGAAATCCCAACTTGTCAACTTCTCCGATAGGATATAGTTCGTTATTGTATGTTCTCCAAAAAATCATTCCGAAACAGCCCTTCCTTTCATTTTTTCCCAATCTCGTTCAGGTCTAACTTCAAGGTTTGTTTTCCAACCACCTTCGATGGTGTTCATATTCACACCTACCTCTTTAGCAAATGTAATCAATGCGTTCACATCTTTTGGGAAACAGGTTCCACCATATCCCATTTTACCATCCGGTCCGGGAACGTGAAGGTGAGAATCCCCAATACGACCATCAGAGGCAAATCCGTAAAGAGCATCATCCCAATTCACACCAATTTCTAATGCAAGTCGGTAGAACTCGTTCATCACCGCAACTTTGGTGGCGAAGAATGTATTGTTCATATACTTGATGTATTCCGCAGTGGTAGAGTCGGTATGAATGATGTGTCGGTTTTTAAATCTATCCGTAAACAATTCTTCAACTCGTTTGGTAAGTTGTGGGTCTCCGCCCAAAATGATTCGGGCTTGAGTTAACATATCCAACTTTGCGGTTCGTTCAGTCAAGAACTCCGGTGAGAATACTACGTTGTATCCGTAGCGTTGTATTAAAACTTTGGTTGTACCCGGCAACACCGTGGACTTAATAATAAAGATTGTATCTTTTTTAGGAGTGATTGATTCAAAGAATTTTTCAATGTATGAAATGTCTTGTGAACCATCCAACTTCATAGGGGTTGGTAGTGATACAAAGACGAATTCTTGTTCGAGGGCTTCTTCAAGGGTATGGGTAGCCTTCAAAGGGTCAATGTCGTAAACACGCACATCTGCGGTTGGGGAAAAGGCAAACGCTTGGGACTCACCCACAAAACCATTTCCAATAATTGCAACTGTTTTTTTCATAGATAATTGTAAAATTTTCTTTATGACACACGATTCGTTTCCAAAACACCCATCACGATAGGGTTTCGTAATAATCGTTTTGTCGTTCTTGTCGTTCGATTTGCTTTGGATGATATAGAGAAAATTCTTCTGCCCAAGGTAAGTTTGAAATAGTGTTGTATCCAACGAGTTTCTCGTGAACCTTGTTTTCCCAACGAATGGACTCTTTGTTTTTATAGATTCTCCATTGTGGGTCTGGAAAGTTTACCCATCCCTTTTCATCTACGTTCCAACCCCACTTTTGAATGTGGTCTTGAGTCAATCCCTCTACTGTATTTACTCGTGGGACAAGAATTACATCCACATCATTTGATTGTAAAATTTCATGAATGTTATCCATAAGAACTTCATTGGGTATTTCATCTGCGTCAATCTGAAAGATATAATTACCCAAACAAGCTTCGGTTAATGAGTTTTTCATATGTCCAAAGTGACCATCAAAGTGATACCCAATTTTTCTGATACTATCACCTAATATAGTTAGATATCGTTCTACTTCGGGTGTTCCATTATTTGTATCGTAGAACACCACAATTTCATCTTGTGGTTGTTTTCGGTCAATAAGGAATGTAAGTAATCGTTGTATTTCAACAAACTCGTTACAAACCGTCACTGCGTAACTAATTTTCATAATCAATCTTCTTTTTGAACTTGTTCTTCTTGTCTTCTTTTAGCTACGGAGGCTATTTTATCATTTAACCCATAATTGTAATTATAAACTACTATCTGACTTACATTCGTGTAAATCAGAGTTCGGTATCCTTCTTGAAGTTTTTTCTTACGAATCTCACCCATATAGAATGCTTTAGATGCTTCATCAATTCGTAGTTTAGTTAAATCTAATTTACGAACACGGGTAGATTCCGCCATAATCTCTGGATAATCTGCTGCTAATTTTGAAAACAAAATTGGACTAACCTTATCAAGGTCTATACAATGAAGATATTCTTTAAATCTTGGTTGTAAAACAAACACGAAATACTCACTTTTTTCACCATTAACTTTAGTGTAGTTAATCTTAGCAACCATACCACGTTCCAATCGTTCTTTTTGTAAACGAGTTGGGTCGGTCATTTTATTTCGGTGTTGAGTTTTAAAATCAGGCATCTAATTTCTTCAATTTAGGTAGTTGAAGTGTAACTTGTTGAGGTCCTTTTCCCGCGTTATGTTTTTGTAGAATGTCACCAAGTAATTGAGTCATTTTTCCAATCGTAAAGTTATCCTTTACATACTTGCGGTTTTTACGAGACCTTTCTTCTGCTTTTTTATAATTATCGTAAATCCATTTTAAATGGCCACCCGCGTCTGAATAATCTATATTAAACCAACTAGCTTCTTTCATAATCCAATCATTAGCTGATGATGGATGAACTTGTTTAACCTCACCACCAATTAAGAAGTTGTAGTCATTATGTAGAAAATCCAAGTGACCACTCCAATTTGATGCAAGGATTGGTTTACCACTTACACACGCTTCTAATAGTGGTCTACCAAACCCCTCCCCCTTTGTAAACGATACGTGTGCTTTTACCTTTGGGTGATTATACAATGAGTTCATTTCCTCATCTGAAAGGTCACCATCGAGAATGTAAATGTTTGGTATATTTTTAGAATCAATATTACTTTTAAGCATCTCAATTCGTTCTCGTATTTCATGAACATTTGTAATGCCAGGTGATACAAGTGATGTCTTGAGGATAAGTGCTGGCTTCTTTACTTTGTTTTTAAAAACTTCAAGAAATGTATAAACCAATCCACTAACATTTTTTCGGTCTTCACCAGAGTTTCCTTGTAACCAATGACCTACAAATAAAAATGCAAAATCTTCTTTGATGTTTGACATTACTTCGTTTACCGAAGGATGGACTGGCGTTTTGTTATCGTAGATATTTTCGTGGAATCCTTCAAACAAAACTTCAACAGGTTTGGTAAGTTTTAATTCACCAATTTTTTGTTTAGTCTTTTCATCAATTTTATCATAAATAACATTTAGTGTAGATGCAGAGTGATTCGATGAAACAATATTTAAATCCATACGATTACATCCTTCAATAAATGCAGGACTGGCTTGGTTGGTTTCAATTACAGCAGAAACCCCAATATTAAAATGACCAGCAGGTTGAAATTCATTTGGAATTGTAATCTGAATCCAAATATCCGGCTTTTGGTTTAGATTGGATATAAAACGAGATGTTAAATCAGAATCGGATTCACTTAAAGCATTTTGAGGTGTATTACCCCATCGCTGTGGTAGGATACGAATATCCCACTCTTCATTTTTTACTTCGATAAGAGACCTAACAAAATCTCTTGAACGAGAACCATACCCACTTCTTGTTGCAATAGGGCAACTAACTACACATAACTTTTTCATGCTTTATAAATATCAAATCGTTTACGAGGAGCCCAATTTTGGAAACATCCTTCAATAGCTTCAACAAACTTTTCACCCATAGATTCAGATGCCATTTCTGCTTCTGATACAATCCATTCATGTCCTAATTGACCACACTTGATTAACGAACTTCTACCTTTTTTCAAAGCTTCGTCAAGTTGGTCTGCAATTTCAATATAATCGGCTCGGTCATCAAAAATATACGGAGTCGCAGGAGACCCTTGAAGAGAAAGATTGGATGGCCACACAGGAAAAGCCCAAACCCCCCAACTCAATGATTCATTAGATTTCCATTCTCTATGATTGTGAAGAGACCCGATTTTAATGTAATCCTCTTCAGTTAGTTGTTTACCATCTAATTCAAACCCACATTGGTCTTGAAGGCCACCGGTAACATTCACAATAATTGGTGTGCCGGCTCGTAGAGCTTCACATGATGCAAGACCAAATCCTTCATTTGATGCAATGTTTAAAATTACATCGCCTGAATTGTAAAATAAGTTAAGTTCCTCAACCGACATTATGGTATTAGTAAATTTATAATCACCAAATTTACCATTCCATTTAATTACTTCTGGAATATTTGTTCCGTTTTCATCAATTGGTTGAGTATGCATAAACAACAACATTTTTTTATCGGGATGTCGTTTAGCAAATTCATTAAAAGCAATAACTAAATCACCTGGTTGTTTTCTACGAATATTTCTATTGGCCCAAACTGCAATAAAATCGTATTTTTCTAAATCATGTTTCTTTTTAAACTCAATCAAGTTTAAATCGTCAGATGGTAGTGGTTTAAAATGTTTTGAAACTCCATGTGGAATGTATTTATAAGCCCAATCTTCTTTTGGCATTTTATAAGTTTCCAAAGTCCGTTTATTAATACCATAAGTTTGTTTTGAGATAGACATCAACAAATCACAACTTGCGTAAAACGGAGCGTTCCACATTGGGTCTGGCAAAGAGTCCCAAATGTTATAATACATAATAGGAACAAACTGACGAACTTCTAATTCCATATCATACAACCACTTCCAAAAGCGAGGGTCGGTAAAGTGTAAGATTGCATCAGGCTTTTCAATATTGATTAATTCACGAAGAATGCCAGGATTCCCATATCCCGTATGAGCATAAATTTTAACACTAGCATCTTCTACGCCAGTTTCTTTAGCTACATCAGATGATACATCAAATATTTTTAGATGGTCTGGATGATTTAAAGCTGCCCCCAATTGAACCCAATCATATTTATGAACAGTAGATAATACTATTTCTTTAGATTGAGTTGCGATTCCACTATGAAGTCGTAGGTCATCCGATAACAAAAGAATTTTCTTTTTCTTTGGTTTATTCGGGTCTATTTTTTTTAATTTAGGTAAGTTTACTTCCATTCGTAACTTTGTTGTTTTTATATTATATAAATATACGAAAAAATTTACTAATTTACAAATTTAGCACTTTTTCCGTATCGACCTAACACTCTATTAAAATGATTGTATTCATTTTGTGGAATATCTCCAAAGTATATAAGTTTATCTGCATTTTCTACAACACAATTGTATTGATGTAGAGGTTGAGTTGGATGAAATGGTTTTTCATAATACTCTTCATTCATACCACTATAAAGATTCATAGGTGTAGATGCTGAATTATATTCAATATATTTACATCCCATTTCTAAAGAAAACTTTCGAACCCACCGCTCAACCCCATTCTTACATCCTCTGGTGATTAAAATTAAATCTTCACCATATTTTTGTTTTAACTTAAATATAAGGTCTTTGATTTCGTTTCGATTTTCATATTTTTCACTTCCAATCAAAGCCACTCTCATATGTTTGTCCTTTTTAAATCGGTAATTTACTTTCACCCTATTGGAATTTTTTGTGTAATTGTTCTTTTTCAATAACATCTTTTAATCTTTTAATGTAATTTGGGTCTTCCGCATAACTTTTTGATAAATACTGAAAATAATCATCTTCATTTGTAATCCCACTTAAATATCTACATTGATAAAATGCGTAATCGTATACGGATTCTTCCCAACTTTCATAAAACGCATGATTGTGTTGAGTTCCTTTTGCGGTATTAACCCTTCGATATGCTTGTTTCATACCAAACAAATTATTATTTTTTTTAAAAATATTAGATGTCCAATGTCCAGTTTCAATTATAGATTGAGCCATTACAATGTGGGGAAATTTAACATTTAAATTATTTAATAAATTAACTAATTGCTCAGGTTCAAATGCTTTACGACCTTGATTAATTATAATTAATCGTTCCTCCGGACTTAACTCACTAATAACCTTATGTCTAGCAATTTGTGTTGTGTATTGATAAGTTAGTATAGAAGTTATACCTAATACTATGAAAACTAATAGTATAAATTTATTAGTTACTTTTTCAAATTTCACTTGATTTTTTGAGTAAATATATAGCATATTAATTAATTAATTATTCTTTAATTCGGTCTTTTTTAGAACACAATTCACTATCTTTGAATGGACACCATTTACAATTTTTACTATTTTTACCAGCGATAGCTTGAAAATCCCCATCAACTTTATATGTCCCATCTTCATTAAAACCTTCATCAATAAATCGATTAAATTCCTTTAAGATTTTTCTCATTGTAGGAACTCCATGGGCTGGAACAAACTCTTGAACTCGTTTTTGAGCAAACATAGCCTCTTCCCATAATTTTCGTTTTACAATAAAATAACGAACTTGAATCTTTTCAAGAGGATATCCATATTGGTCAGCGAAGAATTTTTTGTAAAGTATCAGTTGAGCAGTTTTGGTTTTGTCATCTTTTTGATACTTGTTCCAACCATTAGTAGATGTTTTTATATCCCAAATTTCAATTGTGCCATCTTCTATGATTTCAAATACTAAGTCAAGAAATCCCTTCATCATGATATGTTCATTGGATTCGGATGCTGGGTAGTAGATAGGTAATTCCACACCTAATAACCTCATCTTTCGAGTTGAAAAATATTCAGAACGATTCTTTTTTAAAAAATCTAATATTTCTACACCATCGAAGTAAAATTCGTTCATCTCACTTTTAGAGGTGAACTTTATATTATAGATAGCCATTGACTTTTTATACTCCCGTGTCATGTTGTCTAACAACATTTGGTTGAGGTCCATGGTATCGGCTGATGCTGGACTTTCGCTATATATAACTTTTAACCAATCTTGGATAACTTCATGCATTGCAGTTCCAAAGATTAGGTGAATAGATGGGTCATCGGTTTTGTTACCATCTACGTAGGTTAGTTTCCATTGTTTAGGGCAGTTAGCCCACATTGTATATTGAGAATAGGAAATTTTAACATCACCCTTTTTCTCTTCATATACGGGAAAGTTAAATATATTGGAAACTACTGACTTTTTCATCTATACAAATATACGAAATTATTTTGAATTATCCAAATTATACCATTGGAAATCCACTTACTGAATTGTTTGTTGTTGAACGATATTGTGGTGCGTTTGAGCTCCAACCCTTTGAATGGTTGTTGAAATGCGGTTTTGAATATCGTGAAGTAGCTGTGCCAATCAAGTCCCAACCGCTTTCCCATTTTTCAAATGAAGCACCATTTTTGAAAGTTACACTAAACTCATCAAAAAAGTCCAACATTTTTATTGAAACCTTACGAAAAATGTTCTTTCGTTCGGGCTTAATAACCTCAATAAAAAGGATTGACCTAGCCTTAACTCGACAAATTTTCAAATCCATCGAAAACAACTGCCCCTTAACAGGAACATTTACTTTTACAATTTTACCTTGAAGCTCTGATAATTCCATAAATTTCCTCTTTTTACATACTAAAGATACGAAATTTATTCAAATATACCAAATTTTAATGTTAAGAAATTGTTATCATTTTCCCCATTTTCCGTTCTGAACAATTTGAGCAATGATACCATACACCGAAAGGTCAGCGAATGTATCTTGAACTGACTCACCAACCTCATCAGGTTGACCCAAAATAATCATTTGTTTCAATCTCTGAATTTTGTCGTTGATTCTGAACCAGAGTCCGGTAAGTGACAATTTGATGTCATCGTTGGTTTGTAGAGTTGTTCCTACGGAGATGTTACCAGGTCCGTAATTTCTTTGTTTTTTACAAAAAGTTTCGTACTGTTCATACATAATCCTTTTGTATTCCGCCATCATTTGGGGATAGTTTTCTTCACAATATATAACAGCTGATTGTTCAGCACCACCATAAACATTTCGTTCTTCTTCACCAATCCACTCTATTTTGGTTTTTGCGTCTTTAATCATTTTAACCATTTATCTATTTCTTTTTTATCTACTCCGAACTTTTGAATAATCAATTTTACTTCATCTATTGTAAGAATTTCAAGATAATCTTCTATTTCACGAGAGGATAGTTTGAAATATTTACAAAGATACGTTACCACGTGTTTGTCCCACTTAGATTCTGATTTGCTTTTGATATATTTGTCAAAAGACTTTTTCTTTGGTAGAACATCCGAATACACTTTATATAGCTCACGAGATTTTAACTGACCATTAGTGTATTGTTGAATCTCGTTTACAAATTCAATGTAGTCTAGGTTCATAGATAGAAATCGGTTGACCATATACATATCAAACGATTTTCTATCTACCTCGGAGAGGGATTCCCACTTATCTTTTTTGTAGGTAATCCCCCCCAAGTGGTCAAAAAGTGACTTTGCTTTTACAACAATTTCATCACTTTTTTTCATCATTTTCAAAAAATTCGCGTGGAGTGAACTTTGGATGCACTGTTCCACAATCATTACAAACTACCACCGGAATAGGCAACATTGATGCTTGACCATTTGGAGATTGAATTGCGGGAACTTCTTTAAACATCGTCAACTCGGTGAAAAAAATACCATCACAATTAGGGCAAGCCACTGTGGGTAATTTAAATGGGTCGATTTGCATTTGCGGTGCTTGAGTCTTCTGACCCATAGGAATCACCTTGGTTTGTTTTTTTGTCATATTAATTAATTGTCATAATAATGTTAATCATCATCGCCATAGTGTTGATTTCTTTATCAACCACCATTGAGTCCTTATATTGACCATCTGCGATGTTTAAGATGGTCTGACCTACTTTTCCATTAGCATACTCATCCACTCTATCATAAAGTGTTTTGTATAAAGGTGTGAAATCACGAACTTTTGAGTCAGCAATAATTTGTCGGATTGTAGTGAATTTTGTTTTCACATCAGCCGATTTAATTAATTCTTCTACTACATTATCTGCATAATTTGCTTGAATGTTTGAAGTTGAATCAATTACCAATTTACCATTGATAACTTGTCGTTGTGCTGCATTTAAAACTCTACGAATGTCAGGATATCCACTATTTACAAGAATAGCAAGTTCATCCGTTTGAAATTCCACACCTTCTTCATTTAGAATATCAAACAATCGTTTAGCAACTTCTTTCTTTGATGGCGGGGTGATAGCAAACGCCTGACAACGAGACTGAATCGGGTCAATTACTTTTTCAACATAATTGCAAGTCAAAATAAATCGTGTTGACTTTGAAAATGTTTCCATTAAATTACGAAGAGCTGCTTGAGCATTAGGAGTCAAATAGTCGGCTTCATCTAAAATAACAACCTTCCATTTTTTGAAACCCATAGATGATGCAAACCCACGAATTTTATCACGAACCGCGTCAACAGAGTTTTCATCTGAAGCGTTTATATACATCAAATCACAATCAATCTGATTGGTAATAATTTTAGCAAGTGTGGTTTTGCCCGTTCCAGCTTGACCATATAATAAGAGGTGGGGAACATCCTCGTTTTGAATATAAATCTTTACTTTTTCAAGAATATGTTGGTTTCCAACATAACCTTCTAATGTATCTGGTCGATATTTTTCGACCCATAGTGAATTACTCATCTTCCTACTTCTTTTAAATATTTTTCTTTACAATCTTCCCACGACATACCAATGATGTCAATATAAAAGAGAGACTCTGGTTTGATACGACCCTCCTCATGAAGTTTTATGTATCTATTAATTGCTTTTGGTTTCCACCACTTCATCGTGTATTCATCACCTTGAACAAACTTATCCTTCATTACAAGTTGGTCTTCAGTAATTTCATTGCGTAAAAACTCATTACCATTATCATACATTTGAGCGAAATATACCCCTCTTTTAAATCCATGTTGATAGTGAGACGCTCTAATACCAACTTCTTTAAAAATCAGATTAATAATTTTTTGTTTCACTCCGGTAGCAGGCCCATCAACACCTTCTTTTTCAGCAGTTTGTTTAGCGTATTCTTCAGGCTTATTTTCCTTTATCCAATGATGCCATCCCTCATATACTGAATCATCTGGCTTTGTAGCTACCTTACCTGCGGATTCACCCAAAGTTTTAAAATGTGGAATTCCGTTATATTGAGAGTGAATACCATATAAAGATGTTGTTCCAACAGCAATCAGAGTTTGTCCGTATTTTTCTTTCCAATGGTTACGAACTTCTGCAGAGGTAGCCATACAAGCTACCAACTTACCACCCAAGAAGTTATATCCCAAAGGCTGTGTGCATACAATCGTGGTAGCAATCGTAGTATGATTCAACCTACCATCTTTGTATTTATTATCTTGTGTCCATCCAATATAGTTATCTCTAACCCCCAATGATGTCACATCCGACCCCAATGATACCAATCCAAGAATTTTACCACTAACTCGGTCTTTAATATAAATTTTGACATTACGACCTGGATTGGCGTCAAATGACATTGTATGGATTAGTTTTCGGATTTCAGTCCAACGAGTGGACTCTTTGGGGTCATCAACAATTTCCACATAAGGTTCAAGCAATTCAATTTCTTTAATCGTTTGTTCTTTGTTATAGATGTCAATAGGCATCCAAAGAGCATCGTAATGAAGCGCCAGACCTGCTTTTCTCTTCATAGAGGTAGCCAAGTCATAGTTCCATTCTTGCCACTTTTTGTAAAGTGTTTGTTCCTCTACTGACATAGAAGAAAGGTAGTTCATATTTTCAATGAACTTACCCTTTTCTACATCATAGTTAAACTTAGGCTTTGCTGGCTCGGTATCCCAAAACATTACTTAATCTCTACTAAATAATAGTTTGATTTATACCCATCATGTTCAAAAGAAACATGAGCAAGACCTTGTGATGAGACCTTCATAGAAGATGCTTTAGCACCACGATTTGCGTTCAAGATTTCTTTCAAGTATTTAGCAGAGAATGAAATAGGTTCAACATCACTTTCACAAGTGCATTGAACATTAATTGAAATTCGGTTTGAGTTGATTTTAGAATAACCTAAAATTATCTCACCTTTATTATTCTTACACTTGAATGTAAAAGTGTCAGAATCACTTAAAGCACCTTTAGATTTGATAAACTTACTTACGAAGTCTTCATCTAAAGTAATAGTAGAACCAAAATTAGGGAGCGCCTTGAGTTCTGGAACTACGGGAATAACTGATAAATCAGCTAACATATAGTTTACTGATGTACCTGTGTCGGAGAACGCCAAACTGGCGGCACCTTCTTCAATATTGATGTTTGAATCTAAAACACCAAGTAAACCTTTGAGTTGGGAAGTCGTGTATACACCAAATTCTCCGTTAGGGAACTCTTTGTCTTCACTTTCAACAGTACCCAAAAGGGTTTTGTCATCAGAAATGAATTTTACAAACAATCCTTCATCGGTAGAGTTAATTTTTACAGATTCAACCTCACCACCCAAATTGTAACGGGCTACAAACCCTTCAAATGAACTTTTTTTCATGTTTTTTTATTTTTTATTTATACTAATATACGAAATAATTTTGAATTATACAAACCATTGGTGGATTTTTTGTTTTCTTTTTTTAAATCTATAAATGTAAATGTTTTTTGTTAATGTTTCCACATATTCAGCACTTCCATTATCCAATGCGTTTTTTAATTCAATAGCAACGGGTTTTAATTTCCCATTGTGTTTGTTTCTTAAAGTTTTGCCGTGATACCTACGACCATTCCACATAATAACTCTTCCCGCTGATGTTTCACCCATATACTCAAAGTTTGTAGCTTTATAAACCACACCTTCGTGTCCAAATGTTTTATCAGCGTATGAGATTATCATTTCTAAATCAGTATTTCGTTGTAACCACCGAAGCGTCCAACCTATAAAATACGATTCGGTATTTTTTGGAGTATCATCAATACACACCAATCTTTTTAGTTCTAAAATCTTGGATGGATTGGGGTTATACTTTTCAGCAACTCCAAGCATACCCAAAGACCCATAAACCATAGCACCAATCATAGTATCACCATCCATCAATTTAAAGCAATATGAAATGTGCAATCCATTCATATTTTTTGAATAGTGATGGGTTTCCACGAAATCTACAATTTCACTCCGTGGACATTGTTCTACTATGTAATTGGTTACACTCATTAATTTGTTCGCTCGTTGAACTTGTCCTCCAGCATTTCATTAATATTTCCAATAGTATACGCATTTTGTAAAACTGAATCTAATACATCATATGCGTCATCCTCTGAAATGTCACCAAATCGGTGAACATCATCGGTGTGCCAGAGATTATCTACATAGTAACCATGTTCTTTTAATACTTGTTTTGCTTGTTTGGTAGTCATATCATTTAAATTAAAATCCAAAAAATTGTGATGCTTTCTGAAGATTGGGATTTGGTTTATCCCAATTCATTGCATCGTAAAAATCATCAAGTTTGTTTTCTAAATCTTGTTTCCATATTTTATTATAGTCAATGTATTGTTGAACAAACTGATTGATTTGGGGTGGGTCGTTATGACCTGTAAATGCGGTGGTTTCCAAACCAAGTGGATTCTTTTTAAGATATACCCATTTAATTTTATCACCATCTTTCATAGGTTCATATTTGTAAGGAGCTTTATAGTATTTTAATAATCTATTATAAGTTATAGCAGCTTTAACGTGTGCTGGTGTTCCTTTTTCAAACTCACCTAATGCGTATTCTTTACGAGCGTTTACATACTTAGACATATCCTTTACGGCAGAGTTTTTAGCGATGTCTTTAAATGTCTGATTTTCCATATTGGATTTATAGTCAATCAGTTTAGCATCAATTTCGGACTTGTCAACACCTTTTAGAATATCCAACAAAACAGTTTCCATCACCTTTTTAAAGTAAGTTGGGAATGATGACCTACGAACATCAAGTCCCTTTACATCCATTTTGTCACAAGGAACCGTATTGTCGTTAATAATCCATTGTGCGTATCTCTTTTTTGATACCCAAAATCCACCCTTTGCAATGGTTTCTTGTTTAATATCAAATCGGTGAGAATTTACATTAAATAACTTTTTGGACATTGTGTCGTAGACCTTGTTGATGTGGGCTTGAACCTCTTGAGCTACGGACAAAATCGCAGGAACCATTTGTTCATCCGAAGTGGGGTCAATATTTGGGTTTCGGGCTTGAACCAAGGGAAGTGCTTGATAAAACACGGAGTCCGTATCGGTATAAACATTATAATCACCCTCTTCACCAATAATACTTTTGTAGTATTGATTAGCAATCATTTCAGTAGTTTTGATTACCGTCTGACCTGTAATTGTAGTAGCCTCCGCATTGTCTATATCATAAAATCTAAACGATGGTAATCCTAATACACCATAAAGTGAATTCAACATAATTTTCTGAACCAATTGACGTTGGGAATAAAACTTATAAAGTTCATCATTACCTACATTACCATATTTTTTCATTAAATCTTTATACTCGACTCGTTTATCAAACCAAACATTTAAGATTTCAGGTATTACACCTACCCTATCTTGCGTATATAATACACCATTTGATGATAGTGAATAGTTTGATTCCGTAATAAGTTTTTGAAATTCACTACGAGTCAATGGTGGAAACTCAGCGCCAGAATCATCTACAATTGAATAAGATTCAATTTTGTCTTTCATATAATCTTCCGATGAAAATGATTTTAATTTACCAATTTTCGTTTCGGGTGATACATTTAAAGTCATAATGATGGATGGATACAGCGATGTTAAGTCCAAGTCGTATACCCATTTGTAAAGACCTGGTTTGGGTTCTTTAACATATGCGCCTGTAAATTTACCTTCACTATCAGAACCATCTTCATTTTTTTCGGCTCTCTTTGATTTATCTGGCGCTACACGATTACTTCTACGAAGAAATGTTAAGATAGCACCTTCCAACCACTTTGATGAGAATAGAAAGTCTTCGTAAAAAACGTGACCTGCGTGACAAATCGCTTGAGCGAGTTCAATGAACTGAAGTTTTCTATCCATTTCAACAACCAACTCCACATCCACCAAGTTATACTCAATGAATTTTTCCAAGTCATCTCGAAATAATTGGTCAAGATTACCTTGATAATCAATCTTACCTCTACCCAATACAATATTAGCAATAGTATCTAATCGGTAATTTGGAAATTCTTGATAGGTAAAGTTTTTGTAAAGAGCAAGATAGTCCAAACAAGAAACTCCCGCGATAATATAACGATTACGATATTTGTTGTATCCAATCTTACCAATTGGAGATAACTTGTTAGCCATTCTTTCACCCAACACATTTTTCAAACGATTGTATAGATAGGTGACATCAAAGTAGTCAATGTTCCAACCGGTAACAATTGTGGGATTGATTTCTTGCCATTTGTTTAGGAATGATTCAAGCAGGTCAGCTTCAGTTTTGAATGACCTAACTTGAGCACCCTTAATAGTTTTATCTACATAATTGTCTGATACAACATACACAAAATAGTCATTGGTCACCGAATCATGACCTGCAATTGAAGTAATTGCATTGCCTGCTTTATCAATGTCAGGTAAGCCAGTATTCATCTCAACCTCAATATCAAAAGTCAGTATGGTATGACCTTTTGACACCTCATCTGAATCTCCATATTGGTCAATAAGAAACCGAGTTACTTCGTTTACATCACTTTCATAGAGTTTAAGATTATCTTCTTGTTTCCAAAAATTTATCTTTTTAAGACGCTCTCCATGAATAGAAGTAAAAGCACCATTCCCATCTCTAACATAAGCATATCTACGGTATTTGCTTGTAAAATAACCCTTTTGGTCATCCCAACAATGAATGATACTTTGTTCTTTATCGTAGTAAACATTTTGATACATTAATTTAGTTGTTTATGTAGTTCTTGAATCATTTTATCTTCATTCAAAGATAGTTCCATTGCTCGTTGAAGTGACAAATTGTCTTGTTTTTTTCTGAAAGTGTCATCATCCAACATCTTGTCTAAATACCCAAAGAATTCCTTTTTTGTTTTGAAGAACATTCCGTTGGGGTCAATTTCGTGATAACAATCGGATTCTTGCCAAATCATCGCAGTTCCATTCATCATACAATCAGTTCCACTTACCGACCAACCATAATTAGTTTGTCTCATCTGAACACCAACCTTACATTTTTGAAGTTGTTGATAGTATTCGTTTTTTGCTAACTTTGTATTGTCAATCCAACCAAATGGAACTTTACCAGTTAATTGTGGAATCCACACTATAAAATCTTGTCGTTGGGTATGATACTCTTCCATCAACTCAATAAACTTTGGATATCCTTTGTAAGCTGCTGGTCGGTGGTTAAATACGATAATGTTTTCTTTTGTATCTTTTATTTGAGTTACAACTTTATTTTGTGGTAATCCTAAATTCCATACTTTTAGAATATCATCCAATTTGTTAGTAAATTCTTCATTGAATACTTCCTTTGCCTCTAATAATACCCTATTTTTTTGGTCTTGCGTGTTAAGATAGCAAGTATCCATTTGAGATACTCCCATCAATTCAATAGGTAACCACAACCACTTTGCCTTACCTTCTCTATTGTCAGGTCCGTTACACGATTTCATTTCCCACCAATGACAATAACCCACAATTTTCATGTCCATTGATTTTTTGTATCTACCGACTTGAGGCCAATCCGGCAAATGTGAATAGATTACATCATAATCAATATCCTTCAGAACTTTTATGAGGTCACTTGATGGAAATGCTCTTTGATTCATCATATCGCCTGGAATGTGAATCTCAACTTGTTTTACATTTGGTAGGTTCAACTTTTTAGTAACACTACCCTTTGGAACTAATACATTCCAATAGTATTCACCATAGTTTTCTAACGCTTTGATGTGATTATGGATTACATCAATGAATGAATCCTTTTCAATGTTAGATGAATTTGTTATGTTCGGAATTACCAACACCTTTCTGGCGTTTTTGTAATCTACTGATTCCCAAAAGTTCATTTACGTTTATTTATTTTTTACTAAAAAAGTTTTCCAATTTTTAACCAATGGTTTTAGGAATACCTTTTTAATAGGTGACTCCGTTATTACATAGTGTTCTCTACCCACAGCGTATCTCTTAATAGCTTCTTTAGGATGGTTTCTAGCCATTTCACCTCTCGTAGAGTTTTCACGCTGCCATAATAGTAATGGTGCTTTTTTAATAGAGTTACCTAATGTTTCACCGACCGCTATCCAATTATCTGCTAAGTATACTGCGCCATTTCTTTTGTTGTCGGACCCATCTATTAAGGGTTGAACGAATGTTTCTAACATTATTAGGTCATCACCATACTTTTCTTTCCATCGTTTAGAACCAATCTCTCTTAATAATTTAAGAGCCATCGTTCCTGCATTTGGTATACCATTATCAGGAATCAAACAAAATCTATAATTGTTAGCTACTTTGTTTGAATTCTTTAATCGAGTATCTTTGTCCCAACCTATCCAATTATCTCTTGCGCCAATAGCTAATACACAAGATGAAATGCCAATAGCCCCAATGGGTTTACTATCTAATGTTCTATAAATAATGTAGTTTATTCTTCGCTGTGGAACATCCTTATACTTAACATACGAATGGTATGTATTTATAATATCTCTAAATATTTTGGTTTGATTTGAATTCAAACATTCTTGTAGAAATATGGGATAATCATAATTATTTGTATAATCAAAAAATGACATATAATCGGTTACTACTTATTTTTAGAGTTTAAAAAGTTAAAGAATTTTTTAAATCCAACTGATTTGTTTTTTCGTAATATGCCGGCGCTTTCCATTTCTTTAACATCCTCTTTTCCAATTTCAATAAATCGGAGATTTGACATTTCTCGGAAATCAATACCAACAAAGAAATCCAAAGAATTCATTTTTTCATTAAAACCATTTTCGGTTACCTTTCTACCATACCCAACTTCTTTAGAAGAAGCAAATGAAATTTTTTCGGTGATTGAACGAACTTCAATTCGTTCACCATTTACACCATCAACATCATAAGAAGAACCTTCAGATTTTGCTCGTTGAGCTCCTATTTTATTAGCGTAAATAAACTCACCTAAACGACCAACAATTCGACCATCATTTAAAAATGCAATAACTTCAGATTCACTAAGTCCTAATCCTTCAGCTACTTTTTTCAAATTCAATTTGTGTGAAAATCGTTCTTTCATATCGTGTCTCTCAATTACAAGTCTAATATACAAAAAAGATGTGATACACACAAGCTTTTTTTAATTTATTTTTCTAATATCATATAAGTTACACAATCACATTCCATCTCCTGAAATACATCATCATAGATAACCTTTCGGATATCATCAGTATCATAATACTCACCCAACTTACCGGAGTGTGTAGGTAGTGGATTTAAAGATTCAACATACGATTGAAAATGTGTTCCGATGAATTCATTCACCTTACTTACCAACATATAATTTCCTGTCTTCAACATAACTTATCTTTTTTATTACATAGTAAAGATACGAATAAATTACGAATTGCCAAAATTTTAATGTTAAGTTTATGTTAAATTTACCAAAAATTTACTTTATTTTCTGGCTCGTAGGTTTCATACCGCTCTCCTTTAGGTAAAATATCATTTACGTTCTTTGGTGGAGTTTCACAAGGGTGTTTGAGTGAGTTCATCAACTTCTTTTTTTCCGATTTGTTAGTTGGTAGAATTTGAATGTATCTTAATTTAGACATTTCTTTTCTCCGCCAGAACTCTTTATATCCATCTTTACCAATTTCGGTTTTGAGGTGTTCCAAGTTATGCGAACCCCATCTTGAGAATACAGTTCTTGAGTGAATATATTGACCATTTTCACCTTCCAAACAAATACCATAGTTTGGCATCAATTGAATTTTGTTGGTGTCTTGAAACAACCAATTTGTAGCACGATAAATACCACCCAAATGACCTTGGAATGGGTCTGAATAGGATAGTAACATCTTAATGTTGGGAGCGTGTTCTCTCATCCATTTAAATGTTTGACCCAAAGCATATGATTCAATATTAGAACCATACCCATCGTGAATAAAGAGCCGTGTTAACTCCAAACATTGGTCGTTACCCAATCCATCAATGATTGAGGTTACAGCGGACCTACCAACAGGAAAACCATATACAGCGACACCAATCAATTGTTCATCATTACCAAGAATATCCAACTCATCAGTTTTGTAAAATATTCCCAATGAATATCTACACATAGTCCACGCGTGGGAATAATGATGAGTTATAATCATATCCTTTGCAATGGCTTTATTTATTTCACGAATTGATACCCGTGAGGTGTCTACATATATCTTATTATCCTCTTTCAATTGGGTCTAATTTGTAGATTTCTTCTATAAACTCTTCGTTTTCCGTTGGATATGGTAGCGATGGGTATTTTAATGATTTTAATATACGACTTTTTTTTGAATTATCCAAAATATAAACATATCGGTGTTTTCTCAACTCTTTTTTTATCCAAAAAGGTTGATTTGTCATTTCTTGGATTTTTGTTGGATTATTAGTTCCAAACTTTACAAATGATGTGCGTGAGTGAGTCCAGTCACCCCCCTCTTCCCACTTAAATAACCATGAATCGTTGGGTCTGATACGATTACCTTGATAAATCCAATTTGTAGACATATAAACAGTTCCCTTATGACCCACCTTTGGGTCGGAGTAAGAGATAAGTGCTCGGATGTGAGAAGCGTTTTCTCTTAACCATTTAAAGGTTTGACCTACAAACCAACTTTCTACATTACACCCATACCCATCAAAAACAAATAATCGTGTAAGTTCAAGAACTTCAGTTCGGTCAAGAAGTGGTGAAATAGACTGACCCGAATGTCTACCTATGGGGTCTCCATATGTAGCAACTCCAACTAACTCTTCATTTACACCACTAAAAAATTGATGCTCTTCTTCTGATTTGTAGAAAAGTCCTAATGCATATGATACCTTTGTCCAAATATGAGCATAGTGGTGATTTACCACGATTTCTTTAGCTACCGATTTTGAAATAGGTCTAACTGAAAATTTAGATGGGTCGAAATATACCTTACCTTCTACTTTCATTGATAATCATTAAATTCTCCAAAAAGTATATGAGTCCAAGTTTCACCTTTTACAATTTTACGGATGTTCGTAGGAGATACCCCATTATTATGAGCAAGAACACGAATATTTCGGTGTCCGATAGCCCATAGTTTTCGGATTGCCTTTACTTGGGTTTCCGTGAGTTTATGTTGTGGGTGTGATTCTCCTCTTAACGACATCTTAAATCTCTTCATTAAATTCTATTTTCAACTGACTAGCATCATTATTCCATGCGTTGTATACAATCTTACCCAAATCAGGTTTGATATAGTTTGGACCTTTTAATATTTTACCATCTTCACGATAGACTGGCTTACCATCTAACCCCAACTTTGACATATTAGAACGATGAACCTCATCAAAACATTCTTCAATAATATCTTGCATCCCATGGGCTACAATCGTGCCTAAAAGAATATAAAGTTGGTCGGTTAAGGCGTCAGCAATTTCAATTGGGTCATCCATTTCATTAGCATGAATATATTCATCTAATTCTTCTTTACCAAGGTTATATCGTAAGTATCCCATGGTATCACTTTGACTACAAGGTGAAGTTTCGATAGTGTGTCCAAATGTGCTATGGAATTCAACAAGCTTTTTTAATTGGTCTTTCATTTTGTCTTTATCATTTTTGCTTCAGCTGAAGTGTATCGGTCGTGTTTATGAATTGGGGTTTTAATTTTATTTTTATATGATTTTTCAATTGCTTTAATACACTTTTTAAGTGCATCCCATTGTCCCCAAGTAATATGAAATTTCTTTTCACCACTAACATCATCAATGTGAATATCATATCCTTCACCATTACTCCATTCGGTTACTTCTAAGAAATCGCCTTTATCTTTTCTTTCAGCCATTGAGAATAGACAAAAATCTTTTAATTCTACAAACGCTGCGTTTCTTTTATTAATTTCTATTTTTGGTTTGTTTTCCATAACTTTTATTTTTTATTAGAAGTCTAATATACGAAATAATTTTGGATTATACAACACTTTTTTAAACTTTATTATCAATACCAATCATAAATCACTTATTTTTTTAAGAGCCGATGCAACAACTTGATGCATATCATAGTATTTGTATTCTGCTAATCTACCACCAAAAATAACTTTGTCATTGTCAGCCAGTTCTTTGTATTTTTTATACTTCGTGTTGTTATTTTCATCATTAACAGGATAAAATGGTTCTACACCTCGTGTATATTCTTGTGGAAATTCCATACTAACCCAAGTTGTTTTTTGATTTTGATTATCAAAATATTTGTGTTCAATAATTCTTGTGAATGAATTATCACTATCAGTATAGTTCATTACAGCACACCCTTGATAATTGTCAGTATTAATTTTCATGGTATCCCAACGAACGGATTTATATTCTAAATCACCAAATTGATAATTAAAATACTTGTCAATAGGGCCTGTATAAATTACTTTAATAGCTAGGTCATCCCAATACTCTTTGTTTTCCAAATAGTCACAATTTGTATAGACCTTAATACCCTTTAACATTTTTTCAAATATTTGAGTATATCCTCCAATAGGAATACCTTGATATTTGTCGTTAAAATAGTTGTTATCATATGTAAATCTTACTGGCAATCTTTTTATGATTGAGGCTGGTAGTTCCGTAGCAGACTTTCGCCATTGTTTTTCAGTATACCCTTTAATTAACTTTTCATAGATGTCTTTACCTACCAATGAAAGAGCTTGTTCTTCAAGATTGGTAATTTTACCATTAAATCGTTGCTCTTCAATCTTTTGCCGTGCTTCATTAGGAGTCGTAACCCCCCACATCTGATTAAAAGTCCACATATTGAATGGTAAAGAGTAAATTTCACCTTTATAGTTAGCAACAGGATTTAACTGAAATTGATTAAATTCAGCAAATTGATTAATATACTCCCAAATCCCTTTATCGTTAGTATGGAAAATGTGAGGTCCATATTTGTGAATATGAACCCCATCTTGATTTTCCGTGTAACAATTACCACCAATGTGGTCTCTTTTTTCAAGAACCAACACCGATTTTCCTTGTTTATTTAACTCGTGGGCGCATATTGAACCAAACAATCCAGAACCTACAATAATATAATCGTATTTAGAGGTTATTGACATAGTTTAGTGCTTTAGCGTGTAATTCATTACACAAATTTCCAGTATCACAATATGCGTTATTTTCAATTAAAAATGAATAATCAGGAAAAGGGTTTTTACGAGATGGGTTTACTAAAATAGATGTAATATTTAACATATTTCTATACTGACCTAGTTGTTCGTAGTAATTAACCAATGATAAGTAATGTTCATTTCTATATGGATTAAATTCAGTAGCTTTTGTGTAATAAAATAAAGCGTTGTCAACCTCACCTAAAAATTGATATGCATTTGCTACAAGCATCATAGCATAGTATCCCATATCATCCATTTTTTTTGGATGATGTTGTTTGAACCAATCGTGATTTTGATTTAAATACATTTCATAATAAAAAATACATCTACGGGCGTATTCTCTAGCGTGATGTTCTCCAAATGGTAGATTTTTAACATCATTGTAACCATCATTATATGACTTCGCGATATACCATAAATGATATGAATCCTCAAGCACTTTATTACTTGGAACTTTATCCAATTCTAATGTTAAAGCATCAGTAATAAATTTCATAGGGGCAAACCAAGTTTCACCATCGTTTGTAATAATTTGCCTAAATGATTTCGGTAATGGTAATCTCTGAAAATCTTCGCCAACATCAGGTAACCAAATTGTTTCATGTCGCTTATCATGTTGAAAATACCATGGAAGTTTTGCATTCCACATCCAAGTTCGGAAATATAATGAGTTACCAGGATCAGCTACAATATTCCATGATTGAACCGATGTATCATTTAGAATAGACCAATCAAAATTAACATCAACTTGTAATTGTTCATCAGCATCCATACGAAGAATCCAATCACACCCATGATTTGCTTTTAAACAAGTTTGTAAAGTGTGGTCACGATTCCAACCTGGATATTCCCATTTAGTTTCGTAAGTAAAGCCAGAAATACCACGACTCTGAAAAAACTCGTCAATGATATTTCTGGTATTATCGTTACCATTACATTGAATTACATAGTAATCAATATAATCTACAACTGATTGTAACATTCGTGTAATTGTTGCTTCTTCGTTTCCGACCATTGCATTTACACATATTTTTGTTTGTTTCATAACTTTTTATTTTTGTTTATCCATCACAACTTAAACAATCAGGATCAGTAGCTTTTGTAGCAATATCACCACGAAGAACTGATTCTGTTCTCATATAATAAAGGGTTTTAATACCCAACTTCCATGCTTCCATGTGAACTTGATTAATCCACTTTGGAGTTGCTTGAGTTGGAAACGCCAAGTTTAACGAAACTGATTGGTCAACATATTGTTGTCTAATACCAGCTTGTCTTACCAACTCCAACTGATTGATTTCTTTAAAGGTTTTGTAAATATTCTTAACCCAATCAATTTCATTGTTTTTAAAATTAGATTCAGTCATCTCCGAACGATTGGTTAATTTACCATTTAAATACCCCCAATTATCCAACTCATCAATACCTTGAACCGACCCACCATCTGCCAGAATTTGTTCCCAAGTATCTTTGTTGTTAATTCCAAGTTTACGAAGCACTCGTTCCAATTCATTATTTTTACGAATAAATGTTCCTTTGGCAGTTTGTTCCGTAAATATGTTCGCAGCCCATGGTTCAATGCCTGGACTAATATTACCACTTAACTTTGAGTTTGATACCGTTGGAGCAATAGCCATTAAGTGTGTGTTTCTCATACCGGTTCCAACACACCATAGCGGTTCACCATATTCTTCAGCCATAGCGCGAGATGCTCTTTCAGCTTCAATTTTCATTTGAGAAAAAATCTTACGAGTTTCAAATTGAGCAGGAAGACCTTCAAATGACATACCTTTTTGTTGTAAATAAGTGTGCCATCCAAGAACTCCAAGTCCAAGTGCTCTACCCTTTTCAGCAGAACGAACTGAATTTTCAAATCCTCTCATATTCTTGGCTCTTTGAATAAATTCTTCTAATACACCATCTAAAAACCAAGTTGCAGTATAGATAAGGTCGGTATCTTTCCACTCGTCATATTTAGATAAGTTAATTGAAGACAAACAACATACAAATGAGTGTGATTCATCCGTATGAAGAGTGATTTCAGAACAAATATTGGTCATAAAGACTTTTAATCCGTTTTGTTTGTAAGCTTCAGGATTAGTCTTGTTTACATTACCCTTAAACATAATATAAGGTTCGCCCGTAGCTTTTCTTTTTTGAAGAACCTTACCCCACTTCCGCCTTGCTTCAGCGTCACCTTCTTCAAGTTTTCTCATAAATTTATCACCAATAACAACACATTGGTGAAGATTAAGTGATTGTCGGTTTACATCACCCTTTGGTTCACGAATTTCAATCCATTGGTCAAAATCACCATGGTCAATGTTTAAATTTACTGAAGCAGCCCCTCTACGAACCGAACCTTGGTTTGTGGCAAGAATAGTTGAATCATAAATTTTAGCAAATGGAACCACACCATCAGATGTGCCATTGCCAGTAATTTTACTACCAGCCGCTCTAATCATATTGATGCCAATACCAACACCACCACCATGTTTGGCAAGTAGCATCATTTCAAGGTTTTTTGTTCCAATCTCTTGAATAGAATCACCAACATCAATACCAAAACATGATATTGGTAAACCTCTATCAGTACCCGTGTTTGATAATACAGGAGTAGCAAGGTTAAGCCAACCTCTCCATATATAATCAAAAAACTTACTAGCAAGATGTGGTTTTCCTAATCTCCTAGCGACTGCGGTTGAAACTCTCCAATAAGCATCTTTAGGCGTTTCTCCTGCCAAAAGGTATCCTTTAGAAATAGTTTTAGTATAAATTTCCGTGTTGCCCCAAACTGGAAAATCGACTCCGATTTCCCACCCAAGGTCTTCTCCATAATTTTTTGCCATAATTTATTAAAATATATTTTCCCAATCTTCACCTTCGCCAGCCTTACTATAATCAGTAGGTCTAACTGCGAAAAAATCAGTATGTGTTGTTCCACCGGTTAAATGATAGAACCAACCCAATTCGTTAGCTGATTCTACATCAAAATCAAATAATTTTCCATCATACCCCAATTCGTTATACTTTTCATTAACTCTTCGTTTGATGAAGTTTTTAAGGTCGTCTTTTTTTAAGTTTTCAAGGTCACCCATTTCAAACATTTTATCAATGTAATTGAGTTCCAAGTCCAACATAATTTGTGCTGCTTCTTCAACAGCTGATTTAGCTTTTACTTTTAAATCTGGATATTCGTCACACATATGTCTGAAAAGTTGACATCCCATTTTTGAGTGTAGAGATTCATCACGAACAGACCATTTCATTTGTTGGCCAATACCTTTTAAAAGATTTCTCATTTGAAAAGAATAGAGAACTGCAAACGATGAATACAAAGCAACACCTTCTGCGAATGCGGAAAAAATAGCGAGTGAACGAGCCACTTCGGTTCGAGCTTCATCACTCCATGTTAAGTCTTCGTATGTGTAATTGTTAGATACACCTGCTAGGTGTTCGAATCTTTCTGCGGTCGCAGGTTCATGTAAAAATGCGTTAAAATCATCTAAACCCAATGACTCGTTTAGATATGAATACGCTGTAGCGTGAATAGTTTCTTGTGAACCAAACATCATAGCCATGTGTTTGATTTCGTGTTTAGGAAACCAATTTGTAACCATTGTAGTCCAATAGTCTGAAACTGCACATTCAGTTTGAGCAAATCCCAAAAGAATATTACCAACTAAGTTTTTTTCAGATATTGACAAATTTTCATTCCAATCTTTAATATCCCCTTGCATTGGTATTTCAGTATGGAGCCAGAATGCTTGAGCTTGTTTTAACCAACCTTCGGTATAGTATTCTGGGTATTCAAAAGGTTTAAATGGGATGCGATTATCAAATAGGGACATATAGTTTTTCCTGTAAATTGTTAGACATAAATTGAAAATAGGTGATTATAGATATTGTAAATTTAAATTAAAATCCAATGTCCCCCTTCATTTCTTTATATTTTTGAGCAAGTTCTTTTCTTACTAAACTCTCCCCACTTTTCATGTCTTTTTTCGTTTGTATACCATTAATGGAATCATCGTTATATATGTGAATTTGACCAGTTGAAAAGTTTGCTTTAGATGGAAATGTCATACCATCGGGGCCAAACCGATTTTTTATAACGTGCCATCGGCCAGTTCCAGCAAGTTTATCTTCAATTTTACGAGAAAGTGATACAACAAAGTCAGCGGTCATCATTTTAGAAAATGAACCTGCAATCTTTACACCTGTAATAACATCATCTTCTGCGCCACTACGATTAATTTGAGATGCGGTATAAACAGGTACTTCGTATTCACCAGCCATACCACGAAGGTCTTCAATAATTTCTTCTAACTCTTCGTGTCTTTTTTCTTTTGCAGGTCCTCGTAACAAATCAGCATAATCAACAATTACAACATCCGGCTTTTTACCTTGTAAAATCATTTTGTCCATATGCGCTTTTAAAGAAGTAACACCTGCGGTTTTCGTTGGATAGTGTTTTATAATAAGGTCACCTTTTACTCCTTGAATTGACTTTTTAACATCATCCATATTGTATTTTAAATTAGCGACCGCGATACCACTTAAAACAGCATCATAACGTTGACCCACATATCCATCATTTAATTCTAAAGTGTAATGAGCTACAATTTTACCTTGTTTCATCGCGGCAACTCCAATATTGATTAAAGACCATGATTTACCAATACCCGGTGGAGCTGCAAACAAAACTAATTCACCTTTACCAAACCCACCCTGCGTTGCTTCATCAATAACATCCCAACCAGTTGAAACTACATTACGAACTGAATCTTCATATCGCTCGGTAATCATGGTTTTGTATTCATGCCCTAAATCCGAATCTTGGCCAGATTTCATAGCAGCATCAATCTTCTTTTTAATTACATCATACTTACCATCCTCTAAAAGTGTTACCGAATCAAGAATTGCGTTTTTAATTGATTGATTTTTACAAAAGTCAAGAACTTGTTCTTTTACATATTGTAAATCGTCACTTTCAAGGTGATTCCACGCGTATTTAAGAGTGTCAATTACGGAAGTTTTAAGAACATCACGGTCAATACTATTAATTTTAACTTTGAGGACATCTAATGTCGGCATTTTTTCATATTGGTCAAAATACTGAAGAACTGATTTAACCAACCACTCCGATGCTTCGGAGTCAAAATATTCTGGCTTAATAATATCATAGACTTGCCGTGTAAATGGCTTATCTGATATTAACGCAGATATTACTTTGTGTTGAAATGTGGTATTGAATTTACTTCCGAACTTTTCCATATGACTACAAATATACAACTTTATTTTAAGATATCAAAATGCGTTTTTAAATTATTTTCTAAAGATGTAAATGAGTTTCGTAGCCACGAATCAACATTAGCAAACGTAGTATAAAGTTTGTCATACATGAACATTTTTTTAAATTCTACCAAATCCAATTGAGGTCGGTGAGAATCCATAAGAGTTCTTATATTTGAAGTAATGGATGATGATATTTCGGGATTTTTTAATTGCATCAATCTATAATTTATTTCAATAGTTTTAGAATTTTCAATTAACTTTTGAGACAATTTAGAATCACATTCTGTTTTAATTTTAGACATAAACGTATCTAAATCAAACTCACCTTCATTCAAAAATGACATTTTACTATGAATTGTTTTTTCTCCAATACCACGAACCCCATCAATATTATCAGACTTATCGCCTGTAATAACACGATAGAAAACAAGATTTTGTGGGATTACACCATATTCTTCTTTTACAAGCGATTCATCATACATTTTCTTTTTTGTAGTTGCCCACACTTTAATACGAGGGTTTACCAACTGAAGAAAGTCTTTATCAGATGAAACAATTGTAACTTCTTTTTTAAAATAATGATTAGCAAGATATGCAATAATATCGTCAGCCTCTACATAATCAATATAAGTAAGAGATATTGGTAACACTTTAAGATATTCAATTAATCTAGCAAATTGCTTTTTCATTGATTCTTGTTGGTCTTCTAAATCCTCATAACCAGCTAATCGGTTAATTTTAGTTAAACCAGTTCTACCTTCTTTATATTCCTTATAATAACTTTTTCTACGATTAGACCCACCCTTACCATCAAATACTATAATAACACGAGTTGGTTTTAATGTTCTGATAGTTGCGGCGGTGGACAGTAAAAATCCTGTCACACCACCACAATGTTCACCATCATCATTTAAGGCTGGAACTGCCCCAAAAACACGAATGAATTGATTTAATCCATCTACAATTAGAACATGGTCATTAAGTTCTTCATTTCGAATTTCGGTATGTTCTTTTTTTACCTCTTTAAGGAGTTCCTTATACCTATTAATCATCAAAATCAGTTAATTCAACATTATCAATGTTTGATTCAGCACTTGATTCTTTATAAGACATAATATATGTTTTACAAATGTCGTTATAGATAGTTTCTTTCATTTCGGGTCGATTTAATAAAATCTCTTCAAAATTTTTGGCTTGAAATTTAATTTCTTCACCAGTTTCAACATCTACATAAGTATACCAAGCCCCACTCTGACTTACAAGTTTGTAGGTCTTCATCATTTCCAACCAAGAACCATAATTATCAATACCACTATCAAAATAGATATCATAATCAATAGAACGGAGCGGCGGCCCCATACGATTTTTAATAACTTGAGCACGCGTCTTAATACCTACTACTTGCTCTACACCACCAATTTTTGATTTTAATTGACCCATTTGTTTCAATCGAATACGACATGATGAGTGGAATGCAATTGCTTTACCGCCACTTGTAGTCCACGGGTCTCCAAAAGATACACCCATACGGGTACGAAGTTGGTTTGTAAAGATAAGACAAATTCGTTCGCGGCCAATTAAGTTTGTAACTTTCCGCATTGCCTTAGAGATAATAATTGCTTTTTGAGTAGCATAACCAGCTTGGTCATAATCAGCAGAAATCTCAACTTTTGTAGATGCGCCCGCAACGGAATCAACCACAATAGTAACTAATTTCTTTTTATCACCTTCAGCGGTGCGGATTGACTCAATAATAGAGTCAATTGCTTCAAAGATGTCTTCCACAGTTTCCAATGGAACATATAACATCTTTTTAATGTCAACGCCGATGGCCATCAGAAAGTCCTGATTCATTGCGTTTTCGGTGTCAATGTAAACTCCAAAGCCACCTTTCTTTTGCGTGTCAGCAATAGCGTGAGCTGCGAGTAATGATTTACCACTTCCTTCTAAGCCTGTAATCTCCGTGATACGACCCACAGGCAAACCGCCATTGGGGCGGTTTGCAATTGCGAGGTCTAACATTGGGGAGCCGGTAGATACCCATTCATCCAAATCGGTGGGTGTTTGTTCCGACCCATCCAAGAAAAACGCTACCTTATGGGCAGTTTTGAATTTCTTGTTGAGATTATTAGCCAGAATGGAAGATAGTTCATCGCGAGATGATTCTACTTTCTTAGCCATAAATTTTAATTATCGTTGAAAAGGTCTTCGAACGCGTCTTTCACACTTGCGCCAGGAGATGAGGTGGTTGTAACAGCGGTGGTGTCGGCGGTAGATACTTCTTTAGAATCTTCTACTTTACCAGTTTCCAACCATTGCTCTAACATACCTTGCATTTCATCATAGGAAGCACGTTTAAACATTGTAGACAAATCAATTTGTTCCTTTGTCAAGTTCAAAATATTTTTGTCCTCTGAAATAGAGGTTTGACTTGGTTTTACACGAATGTAAGTTTCAGGATAAGATTTGCCAACTTCAGCAGCAGTTTTAAATTCTACTGTGATGTCACGACCACCTACTGGGTCAGTTAAATCACCATAATCAGGATCAGCAAAAAACCCAAGAAGTTCTTGATAAACATTTTTACCAAACCCCCAAAATTTAACACCTTCAGATTCTTCACCACGAACCAAGATAGGAACATAGGTGCGCATTTTTGGTGTCAATTGACGAGATAGTTGGTAATCATCACGATTACCAGTTGCCTTCAACTTTTCAGCAAACTCCACAAGTGGGTCAGCCTCACCAAAAGATATTGGAGAGATGATGTTTTTACCACCAAAGTCAAAATGGAAGTAAAGTTCAATAAATGGGTTGTTGGGATTGTGGACATAAGGAATAATCCTTACTTGCTGCTTACCCGGAGTGGGTTTCCACAAATTGTCAGTCTTTGTTACTTTTGTCTGAAGAGTATTCAGACGATTGCGAATTGCGTTTAAGTCAATAGCCATAGTTTTCTTTTTTTTAATTGTTAATTGTTAAACTTGTCACTAATATACAACATCTGGGTGACAATTCCAAATGTATTTCAAAAATTTTTTAATTTTTAGTTTTGTGGTATTACCCACTTGTATAAATATGTAAAATTATTTATTGACATCAACAATTTTAAATAAAGATGTTTTCATAATTTTATATCCGTTTCCATTGGTTAGAATAAGCGTATTTTGATACTGGTTCCAATTTATCTGATATTCTTTATCCACAATCCCACCATTTAATGAACTAATCAAAGAATTTAAAGCGTTGATTGTATACATGGTGTTTGATTCTTTTTTTCTATGAACCATAATAGTTTCAGGAAGAAATTGATGACTATTATTAGCAACAATATTATAACTCACAACCAATTCGTTAGAAGGTTCTAATTTTAAAATAAAAATTTTACGACTAAAAAGTTCGTATTTAAATACCTTTTCAATAATTGATTCAAATGATTCTTCATTTGTAAAGGTGCATAACAATTGTGTTTTCACTCATTTCTCCGTAATTATTTTGTTCTATGTCTAAATAGTATTTTGGGCGAACCCTTATCTTCAGTTTTCATATCTACTTGTAAGAATGATTTATCTTTACCACCCATATTGATTACAAGTTTTACACCATCGAATTTTACTCCAAATGGTGGTGTTGGATTACAATAATGGTCAGGTGATTTCATTTGGACATCGCCTGTTTTTTTATTAATTACCTGCGTGTGAACATTCTGACCACATCCGTGAACATCCTTCCACATATCAGTTAATTTTTGCTGACCTTCTTTACTCTTTGATAGTTCTTCCATTTTGGATGAGAACTCACCAAGGTATGCTTGTTTTAAGTTTTTCTTTTGTTCAGCCTTTTCTTGGTCTGACATACTATCATTCCAAGCATACTTCTTTCTTAACTCACCAACTTTAGCATCAAGGTCTTTACCAATTTCACCCAAGTATGTAGCCCCAGCGTTATTAACGCCTGCGTTTTTCATTGTGATGTTTTTAGGGTCAGTATATGTTTTTGCGGAAATCTTCATAATTTGGTCGTTTCCATCTTTGTCTTTATACTGAATAATCAAATCCGTTGGGTCTACTTTTGGGTCAATACCCAATTTAGCCAATGCAGTTTTACCCACACCACCCACTTGTTGAGCACCTGTAATTTGTGAGCCCTCTGGTAATGACGCTTTCATTATATCAGCAGCCTTTTTGTTGATTGCGTCAAATTTAGCCTCATCACCACCCAAATCTTTTAGAGTTTTTTGAGTAGACTCATATGCAGCTTTGTTTTCATCCGATGGGAACAAATATGATACAACACCTGACTCGTTGTGTTTACCACTCATATCAGCCAGAGCTCGGTCTTTGGCGCCACCTCTCATAGGGACATCAATACCTTCTTCTTGAATGATTTTGTTCATTTCTTCACTTACGGATGTTCCACTTGCACCTGTGAGGTGCTTGTAAGGTAAAGCGCTGTTTGGTGATAGATAAATCTTCTTACCACCAGCGTGTCCTTCAATTAAATTATTGTCAGCCAACTCACGAACAGCTTGAACTCGTTCTTCACGAGTTTTTGCATTTACAAATTGGTCCCAATTTTGTTTTAAAACTTCAGCTCTTTGTAAAGTGTTTTCATCTTGACCAGCCAATAACTCATCTACTTTATTCAATTTAGCTTGTTCCGACTTTACAGTTGCTGATGGAAATTGTTTTACTTCACCTTCCGGCTTATCTTGTTTTTCTTTTTGGGCCTTTTCAATTTCATCTTTACTTGGTGCAACGTGGGTTTCAGGATTTGGTTTTTTAACCGTGTATATGTTACCCGACTTTTTGTTTTTTACCCAACTATCCTCATCAAGGTTTTTTTCTTTGTTATGTAACTTATCTTTTTCAAGTTGAGTCATCATTCCCATCATGTCGTCTTCAAGTTCTTTTTCGGCAGGAGCTTCTTCTTTTTTAGAATCAGTTGGACTACCACCTTCTAAAATAGCCAATGCTATTTCTTTAGCTTGCTTTTCATCAAATTCTTCTAATAAAATTGAATATAACCCAGCAATTGACCTTTCGCTCAACGGATTGCTGTAAAGTTCGTATCCGACTTCATTCCACCATTTTTTTGAAATACGTTCAATGAGGAGTTTTTTCATAAATATAAATAGTTAAATTACAAGCTTTACCATATTGCCATAATTGTCACCAACCTCCACTTCGGTGGGAAACCCATCCGACTCCATAACTGCCTTTATCTTTTTGATATAGTCAATACCATCATCTTCATGGACATCAAATAAAATTGAGTCATAAGTATAAAGAATTGGTAACGAGTTTTGAGTCAATTTTAGTTGAAACAATTTTTCTAATATAAGTATGTTTCTTTCAGTCTCAACGGATTGAAGAATGTAGTTAAATAACTTGTTTTTGTTTAAATCTTGGTTAAAAACGAGAGTTCTTTGTAAAATTGGGGTGTTTACGGACTTTTGCATTAAAAACATACTCCATAACGAGTCAATATACTCCGATGTTTTACTAAAAAATGGGATGTGTTTGTAATCATCTTGAACACCCCCATATAATTGTCTAAATGTTATTGCTTTTGCATCTTTGATGTCCGCGCCATATTGATTAGCTAACCATTGGTGTGCTTTAATGTTTAATGGTATGTCTATACCAATTAGTTTACCAATCAACCGAATGTGGTATCCATCAAAGTCGAGTTGATATAACTTACCATTTTTAAATCTTGATATAAATCGGTTACGAACCTCACCATCTTTTGGAAGTGCTGCATAGTTTACACCACCAAAAGTGTTTGATGGTCTTGATGTAGTAGTCAACATATTATATTGAGTGTATTCTATACCCGCTTGGGTGTAAAGTCCACTCTTTTCTATCCAATTATACCCCTTTGGGTATAGTTGACTAAACTTATTGGAAATCACATTTTGTGATGTCCATTTATCTTTCCAATCTTGGAATTGTTCATAGTGTTTCCATATTGGAATAAGGTCATTTCCTCTTGGAGCTTTTCTCCTGCGGAACACTGTATAAATTGGTCGCTCATTAACCTCAAAATCTGACGCCTGATGGAATAATCCCATCTCAAGGTCATACATATTAGGTAGGAAGTCATAGTGGTGTAAGAACTCTTTTAAACCCACTACCCACACCTCTTTGAATGACCCAAACTCTATCTTATCCGTTACACCGCTTGCGTCTATATTATGGTAGTTTACAAATAAATCCAATTTACCATCTGAAATTATAATAGATGATATACGAGACATTCGTGGGTGTTTTTCTAAACTTGATAGAATAGGAAACACCACAACTTTTTCGGAAAGTTGGGAGAGATGTTTATGTAATTCTCCTTGCGTGTCTACTATTTTCACAAATTTTTATACTTATATAAGTTTTACTTCAAAACGATTACGCATTTGTTCTAACTTATCTGATGGAACACCATGCTGATTTACTCCACCATGTCGGTTTTCTACTACAATAGTGAATACCATATATCCATACTTCTCTGCTAATTTAAAATACTCTTCCATTTCCCACTCTTGGGTAAATGTATTGGATACCACAATTTCAGGATAAAATTGTGGATTTACTTCATTATCCTTCATACGGGTTTCCACCTCATCTCTACACCACTTATGAGCTTCCCTTAATTTACTTGCATCAAAGTTATAATTTCCTTCCGAATCATAAAAAAACTTATCAGCTTCACATACAGCATACTCATTCCAAATAAAATTTGAAAATGTTGATTTACCACTTCCTGGCAATCCTCTTACTAACGTTAATATTTTTGGTATCATAATTTTATATTCTTTTTTCGTGATGGTCTTTAGGTAAAGATAGTTTCCTTACATCTCGACCTTTCATTATATTTAATACTTCATCCAATGAGATTGGTTTTAATTCGTTACCATCTACACCCACATCCATTGCTTTACCTTCGGCAACTCTAAGGTGTGGTGGTAAGTGAACGTGTCCATGTAAGTGAACTACCCTATCAGCCATCCCATCCCAACTTGCAATTGGATAGTGCATACAAACAAATGTGAATTTATCCATCATACCTTTACCAATTGTAGATGGTCTACGAACATCCAAATGTAGATAATCGTGAGTAGAACTGAATAGGTCTTGAATCCCTTCTTTGTTGTTTCGAATGTGGTGGTCATGGTTTCCAAACGTAAGGTGAATGTTTTTACAAACCAAGCGTGAACGGAATTCTTCAATCTTTTCAAATCCACCAAAAGACCAATCACCCAAGTGAATCAATACATCATCCTCACCAACTACCTCGTTGATGTTGTTAACCAACGTTGCGTTCATATGGTCTAAGGAGTTAAACTTACGAGTTAGATTCTCAGCACCCTTCCATTGAGTTGTAGCGGAACAAATGTTCGCGTGTGAGTAATGGGTATCACTCGTAAAATATAACCTTTGACCTTTTTCTAAAACAAGTTTCATATCCTCAACTTTATATAACAAATATACTAATTCTATTTGAGATAGCCAAATTTTATTTACAATTTTTCAAATTTAGGTTTGATTAGTTTCCAAATAGTTGGTAAAATAGGCTTCCCATTATACATAGAAAATAAAACAGAGTTGTATTTGTGCGATTTAACTTCTTCCGCGTATTCTTTTTTTTGTAGATGCTTCAATTCATTAAATCTATTGATACAAACAGTTTCAATTTTATTGTAGTTTGTTTTTAGCTCGGTTTCGTATTCTTTGATTTTATCGTAGAACTCGTCTGGAACATCCTTTAACAAATCTTCCATATCATTACCATTGGAAAGTATTTCCCAAATTGATTTGGTAGATACTTCGGTCATAATTTTGTGCAACCTGACATACTCTTCAAACTTAATTTTCATTCTAAAGTTGCCAGGAAAATATCTTAAAACAAAACCCTCTTTGTTAACTTCATTCTTTTCTTTTAATGAATTGTAAAGGTCATCTGAAAAATTAAAATGTTGTTCGGTTTTAACAATATCAGATTTGTTGATTCCGTTTGCTGAGAAAATAGAACAAGCCGTTGTCCAATGAAGTTCAGTTTCATCAGTTGGTTTCCAACCTGAAAATCCTTCGTTTAAAACCACAGATAAAAAAGTGATTTTTTCTTCACCATAGTTCACAACAATACGATTTTCAGGATAAATAATTTCTACAAGATAAGCATATTCTTTCATCCAAACTTTATCAAAGACTGAATAATTTCTTTTAAGAATTTCCATACCTTTGATTGATTGGTCTGAAGTAAATGAACCACGAGTCGCCATAATCCACTCACCTTCGTAGTTGAATAGAATACCCAATGACCCATCCATTTTTTCTTGGATGTAGACATAATCGCCTTTGGTTGGTATCATACCTTTACCTGCGACCTCTTCATAGTTAAAGAATTTTGGGAATGGTCGAACCAATATCTTACCGGTATTATTATCGGTGATAAGTCCTCTACACATCATCGTAATCTCATCCCACTTACTTTCGTATTGAGTAGTTTGGGAGTAGTTCCAAATAGTCAAAGGTAAGGTTGGGTGGGTTTGTTTAATCAACCAACCATCTTCGTAGTATTTGTTTAAGATTTCTAACATTTTAATTTAAGCTATTTGGGTAGTATAAAAGGGTTGGGTTTTTCTTTTGGATATCAGGCAATTCACCTTCTACTGACATAAGCCGATTAAACTCCATTACATCAAAACGACTGGTGATTAAGTGGTAACCATTTTTAGTTGGGATAATCGCCTCAATCTTATTACCCTTCGGTTTACAACATTCATTAATTACTGTTTTAGTTTTAAGGAGATATAATCCACCACGTGTATCAACATCCACAATCCAACGTTTCTCATAGGTTTTCAACTGACCAACAACCGAATCAAATAAGTTCTTTTGGTTATGTTGACCATTACGAATCTTTTCAGCCAAAGTAACCATCATTTCCAACGAAACATCTTTATGGTTTTGTTTCTGAATGTGGATATAAGCTCTTGCTTTAAACGTTTCACATAACTTCTGAATCTCATCCATTCGGTTTTCCAAATACTGAATACTATCAACACAATAGGTTTTGATAGTTCGGACCGATTGGTGGTTATCTCGTTCACCTTCCGGCTGGTCTTTCTTTCGTTTGAAGATGTAAAGCATATAGAAGTCACCTTCATTGTCAAAGTTTAAAAGTGGTTTGATGGGGTCTAAATTGTTAATCATAACTTTTATTTATAATACATTTTAATAGTTTCCTCAATTTCTTCAGGTGTTAAACTATCACCTATTTCTTCAAGCATTTCTATGGTTGATGTACTAGTTTCTCCATAAGTGTCGATTTCACGATTAGCTCTTTCTTGCAACTCAATAAATCTTTTAACTTTTTGAATATTCATAACTTTTATTTTTATAGTTTATAATTAGATACCTTGCTCTCTGCGCAAATCATATTCTTCTTTCTCAAACTCCGAATATTCAACCACCTTTAAATAAGGGTCAAACTTTGTTTCGTAATAACCATTCAGATTAGCCATACGAATCATTGAATCAATGAATGATTTACGAACAAACGTCATATCAGATGAACCAAACCCTTGGTCTTCCGGCCAGTCTTGGTAATCTTCAGCCACATCGTTAAGGGCTTCGTAAACTGCATCAGCGTAAGTAATCACGCGTTTTGTGTATTTTCCTTCCACCGGAAATGTGTTTCGGATTACATCAAATCCTTCGATTAACGAAGAAGAGGCAAGAACTGAATTAAGGTTAAATGGTAAGCTCATAGTATAAAGGGGTTTAAGTGTCTCAATCATTACTATACAAATATAACAAAAAAGTTTGGATTGCCCAAACTTTCAATGTTAAATTTATGTTAAATAATATTATTGTGACACTCTTGCATACTCAATGTAATCCGTAACATAGTTACGAATACCCTCCATATTTGCTTCTGCAAGAAGAACTAATCGCCGATTTGTATCAAATATACCGGTATCCATGCCAGAGTCATTTAATTTACCAGTTAGCTTCCATGGTAGTGTTAATTTTAAGTAAAAAATTTCATTTGCTTTTTCAAATGAATCCGAGTCCACCTCTGTAATGATTGATTGAAAATGTCTTTTTAAAAAAAACCTATTGTAAAACCCGTTTGTGTAATCATTTTCAGTTGGTATTGGTTTACCATAATTTATAAAATTAATTTTTACTACTTCCGATTGTTTAATCAAATCGTATTCAAATTTTTTATTTACAACATCCAAATTAAGGTCTAAATATGGAATAAGTTTTTTAGACAATCCTAAAATGTATGATGAAAGTGTAAACACCTCATTTGTGATGTATCTATGGTAGTCACCAATATATTCGGTGCCATCTTCCAACATCCACTCTTTACCTTCGGTATAAAGCCCTCGTTGAATTTCGCCTTCAGGATAATATATTTTTTTTCTAGCCATTATGTCGTTACCATCATATATCCAACAACAGTAGTTTCGAATATTGCGCCATCTACTTTATGTTCAATTTCACCCACTACAAAAGTTATGTTACCAGTTCCAACGGAGGCCGGTATTGGGTCAACTGAAAATGATTGTCCAAATTTTGGATTAAATCCATCTACAGTTACACTTAAATCAATATTATATCTAATAGATATTTTTTTACCAGGTAATTTTGAATTTATATATTCGCGAAGTATTTTTTTAAAATCAGTAGAAGTTGAGGTATCATATTTATTACCCATTTCTATAATTTTTTGTTTTAATTTTTCTTCAGATTCACTACTATCTATCGGAACTTTTGGAGAACACCCCCCAAATACATTAGATGCCATATTGTTTGGATATTTGCCACTTCCACCTGAAAATGCAATAGCTGCCATATCAGGATCCATATTAGATGACATATTAACTGATTTTACAGGACTATTAGGGCTTCTTAATGAAAGTATTGAGTTTCCGCTATATGCTATGTCGTATTTTTTATTTACAATTTGAAATATATTTTTATTGTCAGGATCCGTTGTTATAACTAACTCAACAACTCCACCACTTAAATTTGAAATTTCTCCAAATAATTTTGATAGATAGGTGTTTACTGAATATTCACCTTTTTTATCTTTATTAGATTGTTTATTTAATAAATCATCTTCTATTTTTTTTAAAAATTGTGTAGATATCCATAAATCGTTAGCGTCACCCATGTTACCTGCTAAGTCTGAAAAATTATTTTTATTTTCTCCGGCAGCGACATAAGCTCCGCCAGACGATGGAAAACATACCATAAGTGGGTCTGCTGACTTTAAAAATGGGAAGCTATGATATTTACCAGATAAAAATTGATATTGTTTTCCATTAGCAGATTTTGCTATTGCCGTATTGATTTCTGAAATTACTCTACGTAGTTTAACCACAGTTGCGTAATTTGAAGTATCACTAAAAAATCCGGATTCTACAAACGCATTAATAATTCCAAAATCACCCTTTGCTTTAGCTGAACCATCTTTTGATGGAATTCCTGCGCCAACTAATTCACCATCTTCGTTACGACTAACCCCTAATTCAGATTGGGCTTTAATATCTAATGCAGCAAACAAACTATATCCATTTTTTTCACCAACAGAATCTTTTACAGAACTACCACCATCTCCCGTTGGTAAAGTAATACCCCCAGCCGTTCCAGCAGCACTACCTATTGCTTTTCCTGTGCAACTCCAAGACCCATCCTCCACATTGTAATTCCAACTAAAATCAAATATTGCAGCTTCAGATATACTAACAGAGTTTCCTGTATTATATCCAAAATTTACATTTATTAACGCGCCAGGTATCATAAACGAAGTTGCGCAAGCATCAAGTGTTGCTTTATCATAAACATTGTATTGAAATTCAATTTCCCACAATGCAGCTTCTGACAAATCACCACCACCATGGTTTTTAGTAGTAATGGATGTTAAATATGGGCCTGGAGCATACCTGCCACCACGTTTTACATCAGGCGGAGCTCCATTAAAAAAACTTAATGTTTGACTACCAGCGCACGTAAATTGGTTATTGCCTACAGCAGTTACAGTTCCATAGGCTCGTCTTTTGTAGTTTGTTTGTTTACTACTAGCGGGCCCACTTGGCCAAGATACAAGTCCAGCGTCAAAAATTCCCATAATTTATTTTGTATTTAAATTTAAGTATTCTGTCTCAATTTCATTAATAGAATCAGGATTTGGAATTCTTATTTGTATACCCAATGGAACTACAAAATCACCATATCCGATATTATTAGCTCTAGCAATTACCCACCAATAAGTAGAATTGCCGTAATACTTAAATGCAAGATTATCCAACCTATCACCAACTTGACCTGTAATATAAATGTCATTAATTGTTGGTTCAATTATAGGAAAAACAGTTGTAGATAAAAACTTTCTACCACTATTATCTTTTAAAACTTGTATGTTTTTATATCTTTCCATATTCTATTATGCAAATTTTGGTAATGATTCAAATGAATATATACTATCACTACTTTTGTAGTAATCTTCGGTTGGTAGTATTGTTAATGATACAGCAATATCCATTCCCATCGCTAATTCTGCAAGTTCCCCATCTTGATTTAACTCCCATGACATATCATCTGGAATTGTATAGGTTAACGATGTAATAAGAGTTGGAATGCCAGCGGTGCCATTTCCCCAAAGTTGACCAAGCCTAAAATAACAAATGTGACCTGTGTAAGTATCACTACCATATGTAGGTAATGTTAATTTTGCAAGAGTTGCAATTTTTTGCCACATTGTTTTCATTTCAGAACGCGATTGAGCATAAGCTTTAAAATTAAATGAAAGGGTTCTTTCAAATTCCTCATACATATAAGACTTATCTGCTCTTCCAGGATATTTGATACCATTCCATGAAGGTGAAAATGTTTCAGTAATACCATTTACAGTTCCTCTGAATTGTATAATTCTATTTAGGTCTGGAGTTCCATTACCTCTATCATACGTAAAAAACAAATGAACAAAATCTTGTCCAAGTGTATTATTATATAAACTTGAGTTTATAGGGTCGGCGTTTCCAAGTGTATTATCATATTTTGTAGAATCTGCCCCAAATAATCTTTTTAATGTTTTTTCACTACGAGGTAGTGGTTTTGGCAATTTATATTTAGATTCTCTCGATTGTTTAGAATACTCATAGTCCGAGCCTCCAAGTATATTTTGTTTAAATGCATCTCCATCATCCAATTCGTCATACATTTCTCTAAAGTCAGTAGCACTTCTTCTTATAAGTTTGGCGTTTTCAGAAATTAATCCATATGAGATTGCTTGATAATCTGCAATATCAGGCTGACCTGCAATTAAACCTTCCGATTTTAATAGATTTTTTTTACGTTCCAAACTTGATGGAGCTACACCAAAGGTTGGCTCTCCGTTATTTGCGTTATCAATTGGGATTGGGGATTGTTCAATAGTTTGGTTAACCACACCAAATTTATTAGCTTCATCTACATTTACTGGTAAATCATCTTTATAAGTATTAAATTGAGATGGACTGCCGGGTAAACCAGGCGACACGCTTAAAGGTTCATATTTTTGTGAAAATAAAGCCTTTTGATGTGCTAATGTTTTTTCATTGCTTTCAAATGTATTTGAAAATCTTGTTGTGTTTGTTAATCCAATTCCGTATAATGAATCAAACCCACCAGTTCGGGTTTGGGTAGCAAAAGGTAAGCCTGTAATTGTTGCCGTTGCGCTAAAAATATGATTACTATATAAGCCTAATAATTTATCATCATAACCACTATCTAGCACGTTTTTATAAACACCGGTTGGGTCGCCTGGAAATAATCCATGCCGCGATGGTCTAAATCCAATATGCTGTCCTAATGTAGTCGCAAGTAAATTTACAGGTGTCCAAAGTGTTCCGTATTTATTTGTTCTTTGAGAACCAAATTGTCTAACAGCCCACAATAAACCTTTTACTGATAAAAAGAATGCACCAAGTCTAAGTGTATCAGCTACTGCACGAACAGTTGATGCTACAATACCACCTCTAATAAAACCATCGTCAATTCCAAGTCCAAAATCCCAAAATTCTGGTTCACCTTTGGTTATTTTTTTTCGTTGTATACCTCTTAAAATATACGGAGCTCTTATAATATTTAAAAAATTTGGGGAATCATCTTTTAAATTATATTTTGCATACATTTTATCTAAAAATGATGGAGAGCTTCGTTGCTCCATTAATTTAGAAATACTCGTATAAGATTCTTCGTATTTATTACCATCTGGAGTATATCTTTGGGTATTTCCAGTTTCTTTGCCTAGCTTAAATTCTTTATAACCAGGTCTAAATGATAATCCTTCAAAATTACCATTAAAGTTTCCATATAATGAATTTTTGTTGTCAAATTGAGTTTGTGTAGAATTTACACCAACAAACGAAGATGTTGATTTGTGTTTCAAAAATGGAGAAAACCCAACTGCATTGCTATTTTCTATAAAATCAACATATTTTAGTTCTTTTGCTTGAAAAACTAAGCCAGGATTAAAAGAAAATTTTACTGGAGTAGTTTGACCAACAAATTGTGGAGATGCGTCAAATTTTACTGGAGTAGTTTCACCTAAAAATTGTGTAGATGAATCAAATTTTAATGGACTTGTTTCACCCAAAAATTGTGTAGATGAATCAAATTTTAATGGACTCGTTTCACCTAAAAATTGCGGAGATAACGATGCCTGTAATTGTGTTGTTTCACCTAAAAATTGTTGCACAAACTTAAATTTTTCAGGAGTAGTTTGACCTTTAAATTTTTCTACGTTTGAGTAATCTTGAGGGGAGGTTTGACCTTTAAACCTATCACCTTGAACAACATCAGCTGGTGTAGTTTCACCTTTAAATTTATCTCCTTGTTGAACTACATTTGGAGTGGTTTCTCCTAAGAATCGTTCTAATAAAGAAATTTTGTTTGGAGTAGTTTGACCTAAATAATTTGAAGAGTTATCAAATTTTACTGGAGATGTTTCTCCTAAAAATTTTGATGAATTATCAAATTTGTTTGGGTTAACACCTTGTTTAGGAGTTGTAAGATTTGACTTTGGGGCAGAGGGGGTTGAGTCCACAAATTGTGATAGTGGAGTTTGATTGGTTGATGTTGGAATTTGCACTCGCTTTTTGTCAACAAGTGGATTTTCCACTGGTTTTCTAAATTTAGACAAATCCGATTTTAAATCTTTTAACGCCATGTATTACCTTTACCTCATTTGGTCTCTATAACCCTGCATACGAGAATTTTTCTTATTCATTGTTGATATAACTTTATCATCAATAACTATCTGAACTGGTTGATTTTGAATATCAGAACGTAATCCTTTAATTTCTTGTAATAATGCGTCAGATGAACTACCTTCAGGTGAATCAACACTACTTTTATCACCACCATCACCACCCATTCCAAGTGCGCTTGTAATTAAAGGTAACATCATACCAAGAACCAAAAGAGTTGGTAAAAACAATGTTACCGCTGCGAGTCCAACTGACATTGCAAGTAACCCTACCCCTAATAACCCAAAAATACCTGCGAGAGCTATAAGACCTGGTGCAATTAATACCAAAGCGGTTAATTGTGTGGTTAATTCACCCATCATTCCAAATCCGGTAGCAATTTCTTGAATCGCTTTACCAAGAACAAATAATGCGGATGCGATTACTAACATAGCAGCGGCACCAGCAATAATAGCTACTGCGCCTACACCTGACATCATAATAGTTCCAACTAATGCAAGAGCACCAACAAGGGCCAACATAGATACAACTGCCATACCAACGGCTTCCCAAGAAACACTCATAAATTCTTGAACTGCTTTACCAAATACAAATACCGAAGCCGCTACTAATACAAGAGCAGCGCCACCTGCAATTAGTTTTTTGGCATCAATTTTTTCAATAGCATCGGTCATACCGCTAAACATACTACCGCCACCAGCAGCGCCACCAGCACCACCACCAGCAGCACCAACACTTTTTGATAAATTTTTCATCATAAAATATTGACCTATCATTTGAGCTAAAAGTGGTAAAGATGACATAGCACCTTGTTTGATAGTATTAAACATTGCTTTTTGAGCTGCTTCTTGTTCTTGAATAGCAATGGCTTGTTCCGTGGTCGTAACACCAGTTTCTTTCATTATTTTATCTAAAGCTTCTTGTTTAGTAACCATTTCAGTAAGTTGGTCTGATGTCATACCATATGATTCCGCTAAAAATCCAATTTGTTTAACACCCATGTTTCCAAGTTGTTCGGAAGTTAGTCCAGCCTCTTTCATTGCCTCTGCCATTTGCTCCATACCTTGAGCTCTATCACCATATTGGATTTCCATGGCAGCGTTTCTCATCTTTTCAGTATCACCTAACATTTCGCCTAAACCAAATTGTCTGGCTTTCATTTGGGCTCTTAAAGATGATTCGACATCTAACATATTTGATGACATATCCTCCATTAAACCCATTGACATACCTTGTTTTTGTAATTGTGCTGTTTTTTGAGCAAGATATTTTAATTCTTCTTTTGATTTACCCACCATAGCAGTCATATTTGAAGACATATCTTTCAAAACCGCAGAAGCATTAACTCCCGCATCTTGAGCAATTGCTTGGATTTCAGCAGTTAATTCAGAAGCATTGCCTGATGCTGATTGGAATATGGAATTCATTTGGGCAGCACCCTCGACTCCCATAGCGCTTAATTTTGTAATATTTTTTTGCATATCAGCTGTAATTACAGCCGTGCTTCCATAATATTCGGAAGCATCTTTTGCAGCATTTGCTAAGGCTTCACCACCATACAACAACCCCTCCATGGAAAGCATAGCAGACATGGTTTGTGCTCCCAATCTTGCAGATTCTGCGGCAGTAGCACCAGTTTGGGTATAAAGTTCTTTTGCAAGACCAACAGTAGATTCAAATGCTGAAGTAATCATTTCCGATGCTTTTTTAGCAAGAACCATACCGGCCCCAAACGCAGTTCCAGCCTTCAACATATCACCAAGAGTTCCCAATGACCCTAATAGATTATCTTTAAAGTCTTTGGTGAGGTCTTTTATTTCTTCTTCTTTATCTTTTTGTTGTTTTTTTAATTCAAGGATTTCCTTCATCCTATCTAACTGTTCAATATAAGTTTGGTTTACAGTATCACCACGTTGAATTTGTTCTAATAACAAATCATCAATAGCTTTTTGGATACTTTCAATTTGATTTCCAAGCTCTTTTTCTTCTTGTAATTTATCTAACAGCTGTGTTTTAACATCACGACCTTTTTCAGATAAAAAAAGATGCGTCTTTACACTATCTACAAGAGCGTTTTGAAGATTTATCTCACTTTGAAGTTGTTCTTTTCTATCACTAACAGCCATCAGAAATCCTTAAATGGGTTATTTACCTAAATTATAAGCTTTATCAAAAGCATTTGCTAATTTACGAAGTTTATCTTTTTCATCTTGCGTAGGGGCGCTATTAATGGTGTCTTCGATTTTATTTTTAATATTATCAAGGTCTTGTTGGAGTCGTTGTTTTAATTTTGTTTTTTTACTAACAAACAAATCAAAGATTCCCTCCGATAGCCCGGCGGATTTAAATACTTCTTTAAGTTTTGATTTTTTAATTGTATTCATAATACATTCCTTTACATCATATAGTATAAATATAGAAATACCCAACAAAGTGTTGGGTATTTACTATTTTCTTGTTTTTGAACGAATTTTGGCAGCTTCTGTGTCATGAGCCTTCTTTTCATCCGTTTTGAATTCTATAATTTTGTTAATATAAAACTTTCTAACCCATATTGGAAAGTTGTATACATCGGAAAAGGTAAATCCACCATTTCCATGATATATTAAATCAAAAATATGTGAGTGGAGATGCTTTCTGTAACTAGGACTTAGGCCAAAAAAAGGTCACATCCATAGGCAGTAGCATTTCCCTCCTTTCCCCAGTTTCCTCTGATACAAATTCCCATGTAAGGTCAATATCAGGAATAACTTCATTAATATATCCACGAAGAGCTTTAGAATCAACTGCGAATAATTCATTATCAACAAAATGATTAATAGTTCGTTGTTCATGGTCACCATCTACCGAAAGAATCATCGCCTTTAAACGTGTTGTAAGTTCTCGTGAGGTTTCGTCTTTTAACTTACGATTTGCCTTTTTTATCTCCTCAACCTCATGTTTAACTTTTCTATCTTTAGATTCAGTCATAGCCATGAATGTAATTTTACGATTTGATGTAGGTAATGTAAATTCAAATTCATTTTTATGAAGTTCTACTTGAGCAGACCCATCATATTCTTTATTTTCAAATTGAGTTAAATCAATAATATCTTTTTGTTTATTATTTGAAAATGGGTCTTGAATTTCTACTTCATAGTCTTTACCATATCCGAGAATACGAGCTGCAATCATAATTGCGTTTTTATCACCACTTACTAAATCAACATATTTGATTGGTTGACCTTCGCCATTAGAGATGATAAGCGATTGAAACAATCGGTCAAGAACTGACCCATCTTTGATATATGATTGCGTTGTAAGAATATCTTCTTCTTTTGCAGTCATATATTTCATTTCAATTTTACCTGTCGAAAGGGGATTGTCTTTTGAGTAAACAAGCCCTTTCGATGGTAAGTCAATAATTTCAGTTGGAAATTTATAATCACGAACTTGTTGAACTTCGTGTTCATTTCTCAACTGAGAAACGATGTCTTTATTTGACATCCCTTTATAGTCATCTTGTAAATCTACCATAACTTTTTGATTTTAATTAAGATAATTCAATTGAATAATTACCATCAGAGCCTACTAATTTAGATACTCCTGGTTGAAATCCTTCAGGCATTTCAATTTCTAATGAAATACAATCCATGTATGAAGTGTCCCAACCGCTAAGTGGCAATTGCCATTCTGTGGTGGCTACATCGATTGTTTTAAAGCCGGTGTCAGCTGCATCTACAAATGAACCCACTCCGTTTACATACTCAACGACATTGGTTTCTTTTCTTCTTACAAAATTTGTCATTATTTTTCCTTATTATTTGTTAACTTATATATAAATATGTAAATAAAACTTTTTAATACAAAAAAACCCCACCGAAGTGGGGTTTATCATTTTTTAATCTAAAATTAGTATTGTAAGATAGCGTAATCGTAAGTCAATGTTAATTCAACGGTTGCAAGGTCTTCACCTGCATAATCCATATCAGAAAATTTAGCTGTCTGAATAAATGCGCCTTTTAATGTCCATTCTTCTACTTTATCACCAACAGGACCCAAACTATTAAATGTGATATCTTTTTTATAGAAATCAGAATATCCATCACGGCCAGTTACCGATTCGTGGTGTAAACGAACCCACTCCATAACAGCTTGTGCAGCTGAAGGAACTACGGCATCGTAAAGGGTTATTGCAACATCCGACCATTCAGAACGACCCTTAACATATCTACGAGTGTTAATGTGGTCAATGGTAACTTTACCATTAACTATTTCGGGTCTAGCTGCTGTTTTTATCAAGTATGCGGGAATACCTTCAATATACATAATGAACCTATTGGACATTTTAGGTTCAAAATTGGTGAACATGATTTCATTTGGGTCAAGTAATTGTGCCATTTATATTTCTCCTATTATCTTTTTAATAAATAGTCGTTTATTTAATTTATGCTCCAGGGAACGTTGCGCCCGTTGGAAGAATGTTAAAGTCAAGAACAATGAATTCTGCTGTCTTTGATGGTTGTAGGAAAATTTCACCTACCATAGTGTTTCTATCAATTACATCAGGAGTGTTATTAGTATCATCCATTACAACACGGAAAGCAAATAAACCATTTCTTTGTTGGATTGATTCCAAGTATGGGTTTACAATTGACAAGAATCGGTTTCTTGTTGCAGCCGTATTATTTTCAAATACCAAATATCTTGTAGAAGATGCAATAAACTTCTTAACAGCAATTAACAATCTACGAACATTGATTCTATCCAATGCGGATGGTCTAGCTTGTAAGGTTTTTTGACCGAATACAGTAGCACCTTGGCCAGGGAATGTAGCGATTGGGTTTACACGGCCTTCGTAAAGTGTGTCTCTCTCAGCGTGAGTCAAACGAGATTTAACTTCAATAACATTTGTTAATCCACCTCTATTCAAACCTGCGGGAGCAAACCATTCAGCAGCAACCGAATCATTGAAAGCAATCACGCCAGGTAAAACAACACTTGGCGGAACCCATACTGGCTTGTTCTTATCAGTATCAAGGATTTTAACCCATGGGTGGTAAGTAGCAACATAGTTAGAGTCAAACGAAGTTAATGCGTTTACAACCGTAGTGTTTGAATCTTGATATGCGCCTGCATCCATTACAAAGAAACAATCTTGTCTATCTTCACACATATCTTTAGCGTATATAGTTACTGAAGAGTGTAGTCTATGTAAAACGCCTGGAAGAACAACCATATTAATATCAAACTCATCAGGATTTGAAACTGCGTTGATAGCTTTTCTTAAAGCGATAGTACCAGTAGCCGTAGCAGATGAACAATCCAACCCTTGAGTGTTTCCAGCAACAATACTTGTTCCTGTAAGGATTACCCGATTTGGCTCCCAACCATCAAAACCACCTTGAAGTGGAACCATAAATTTCTTAGCATCTACATTAGATGTTAATGTAATTGGAGAACCATTTGAGTGACAAGTAGCCAAATCAAAGTCAGAACCAACAATTTCCGTGTTAGCGTCTGGAGTTGGCATTAAGAAGTTTAGGTTATCAGTTGAACTGAAATCATAATCATATCCTAAGAATACTCGTGTGTTTACCACACCACCTAATGATTGAGATACAACATAGGTTGGAGTTGGTAAATTATAACCACTATGAAGTGGTGATGTTAGAGCAGCAAATCCAAAAGGAACTAATGATGAGTCAATAGCACCATTTGTTACATCACTTGTCATTTCAACACGAATGTGAGCCGAATTGTTGGGATAGTCTCCCTCAAATACTAATTTACCATTTTCATCTACATTAACATATCTATCACCAATAACTCTTGCGATATAATTTGGAGAATTTGGGTCAAGGTTAAGACCTGTAAACTCTTCAACAATATTTGGTCGTGTGTCTGCGTCTTGAATACTTGTTCCAAAGATTGAGTTTGGAATTTTTGCAGTATCTACTCTACGAACTTGTAAAGTAAATGTTCCGTATTCTGAACCAGGAACTTCAGATGCTGGTTTAACATCACGAATACCAATCTTAAATTCATAGTTTGTAGCGGTGCCATGTGAAAGAGTATAAACTTTAAATAAGTTTGTAGCTACACCACCAACTTTTTGTGAAAGGATATATGGAGTTGATGCTTCAGAATATGCTTTAGTATAGTCGGTATCAATTTTAGATAGTGATACCTTAACATTCTCACCTGTAGCAAATGATGCTGATTGGAATGTTGAAAAGTTCAACATAGTATATGCAACCTTTGAAGATTTAGGAGCATATCCATAAATTTTAGTAAAGTAATTTTGTGAACTTGGATTCATAGAAGCCGAAGTTGCAGTTGAACTTACTGAACTACCAGTTAAGGTCAATAAGAACAAAGAAGCACTTGCTGCTGTATCTACTATTGAATCATCAAAATCACCACCAAAAGTAGCAGTAGTTGGGTGTAATAAAGCACCTACTCGTTCACCTGCAGATGATGAAATTACTAAAGCAACTGGCTTTGCTGTATATCCATCATTACCCAATACTCTAACGATTGTAGCAGTGCCAGCATCTTCTAAATAAGCTTGTGCTGTATATGGAAGGTATGAGTCTTCGGTTAAACCTCCGAAGCGTTGTGTAAATTCATTAAAAGATTCTACTTGTGTTGGAACAAAAGCAGGACCTTTGATAGTTTGCCCAATAAGAGCGGCACCAATTTCAGCAATACCAGCAGGTAAAAACGAAAGGTCTTTTTCTCGTGTAAATACGCCTGGACTAACAATTCTTTCAGCCATTATTTTTCTCCTAAATTCAAAATTTGGTTTTTCTTATAATAAATAGACCATAAATTAAGGAAACGAATACTTATTTGTTGGGAGTGAATGTATTTGTAGAAATATCATACTCACCATCTCCGTATTTTTCCCTTAATCGCTTGCCTAATTGTAATTCCTGAACTTTAACATCATTATATGAGTTTATCAATGTGACTTTTTCACTTTTTAACTCTTGAAATGCGTTTTCTAACTCCTGAATATTTAATTCTACTTCTCCAATACGAGAAATGGTTATTAAAATTTTTTGTTGAAGTTCTTTAATCTCAATAACTTCTTCTTCGGTAAATTGTTTTACTAATTTTTCTTCCATAACAATTATATTAGTTTGTTTACAGTATAAATATGTAAAATTTATTCATTACCACTTTTAATTGGAGCATCAGTATTATTTAATTTTGGAGAATTACCCCATGAAACTTTTCCAACTGAAAATCTGCGTTTAGTATTATTTACCATACCAGCATATTCGGGCACAATGTATGCTTTTGCTGTTAAGGTTATATTTGCTCTTGTAATTCGGTCTTCGGTTACTGATGTTACTGTTTCAAATGAATATGAATCGGCTTTAATTACAAATTTATACCTATCACCAAAAGAACGACCTTGAAAATATATAATTTGTTCTACAATTTTGTTTACTTGTTCCATGTATTCACACCAAATAGCAACTTCATATTCTAAATTAACATAATCAGGTCTTTCAACCGACATAAATTCTCTAACTGGCTGTTGGTCGGTTAAAATTGAAAATTGGTCGTATCTATTTGCGCTTGTATATTTTCTTTCAAACATCTGATGCGCATCTTCATTTTCAGCAACTTTTAATTTGGATAATTCTGTATTAATTGAAAGGTTGTTTCTTTTAAATGAAATAACGGGCGTTAATAACATATCATTGTCATCAACCATGTAACCTCTTTGTTGTGCAGATACCCATTTTTCGGCAGATGCATAAATAACAGGTACAGGATAAAATCTCCCATCGCTTTCAATGGTAGGCTTTACATTATTTTCTAAAAAATTTTTAAATGCAGAATCAACATCGTAAATACCAACCGAAATATTTTTTACATTATCTTGGTCTCTACGAACTTGCTTTGCTTTATTCAATTTTACATCTTCACTTGTTGAAGATTGTGTTTGAGTAAGATTTGGTTTTATGGTGTCGGTATTTCTATATTTAGTTGCCATTATAATCCCATTGGTATAATATTATTGTTTTGATTTGAATTACCAAATCGAGTATCTACTAAATTAAGTGAAGTCCATCTTGTTGCGTGAGTGTCACAAATTATAGAAACAGAATATCCTTGTGTGTTTCCACCATCCCATGTTTTTGGATTTTTTCCAACAAAGAATTGGTTTTCGTATTTTGCATCTACCAAAAAGTAAGTATCATTATATTGAATAACATCACCAACTTGAGGAAAAACATCTTTTTCAACTAAAGTATCTCTTAAAAAATTAAATTTAACTTCACGAACATACGATTGTCCAAAATCATCTGAAATTTGGGCGGATTGAGCATATTCAAATGTTGCAGGAACTTTAACGGGCTGTTTATATATTTTATCTTTACCTTCACCATATAAATTGGATTTAGTGTCTTCAACAGATAGCATATAATAATATATTTCCGTATCAATAATATCATTGATTAATTCTTTATTTAAAGTTCTAAATAAAGACATATCACGCTGTCCGCCAAATAATGCCATTATATTATCCTATGTAAATTGGTCTTGGAACTCTAGCAAGAGTTAATTCAATAAATTCAGCTTCATCTTTTTTAGCTTCCATTTGTGCTCTACGAGATGTTGCTTCTAACATTTCTTTTAATTCAGTCAATAAAATTTCTCTTTCAGCAGCAGCTTCACTACGAAGGTCAGCCCCATCCAAAGTTACATCAGAGCCTGGAATCGGGATTGATGAAAATTTTGAACGAACCGCCCCTAGCATTTCTTTAGCTAATGCTAATGAATATCTAGCAATCCATTGTCTTCCAGCAGAATTAATTGCAGTATATCTTAATCGGTTAAACGGCACATTTGAAAAGTCGCTTACTACATTTAGTTTTGCGATTGGTGAGTTTGTTTCACTTTCCAATGTGTAGTCAAAGTAAACTTTTGTGCCTTCATCAGATAGTGCCGGAATTGGAAATAATCTTACACGAGTTCCATCGATATGGAATCCATATGATGATTTACGAATAAGGTCATTAAATTCAATTGCCTGTAAACGAAGTAGGTCATCAAACATTGGTTGCATCATAAATGATACGCCAGGTGAATATGCTCCCCAACCAAATGTATTTAACATTTGTTGTGAACCCATACCTGTTCCTACAAATGGGTCAAAGTATCTAATGACAGCCGGTGGTTGAAAATGATAAAATCTACGAATCGTAACACCATCTAAAACCGAACCACTTTCTAAAGTCACAACACTACCATCAGCAAGGTCATAAATTTGTTTACCACTAACCATTTCAAATGAGCCGGTGTAAACCGTCACACGACCACCACTTAATGCTTCAGTTCCATAATCTTTAGCAATGTTAACAACGCCTGATAAATTAGCGTTAAGTTGTGTATCTCTTAAATCCAAGTTTAAATCGGAACCTTGAAGAGATAACATATTTTCTTTTGCTCTATATTGATTTACTTGTGATGAATACTCATTTGCTGATTCTTCAAAACAAGTAAAAAAATTGATATCTTGTAATTCAATATCTACAATTGGATATCCCAATCGTTTAGCGCACCAATCCGCAACTTTTGGAGCATCCGACCTGAATTGTGAATCAGAATCAAAAAATCCGAAAGGTGTTGATGAACCACTTGTAAATGAACCTGACCCCGGCCATATTGGAATATTAATTGCCATTTAAGCTCCTGTATTATTATCTCACTATATAAATAGTATAACGTTTATCTTTCCAAGTTTTTCATGAAAGACACAATAATATATCTCTTACCTTTAGTAACCGCTCTAGCCCCATGTTTATGGGTTATGTTTCCAGGATGAAGAGTTGCATAACCAATTGAGTTTTTTACCAACTTTTTTTGCCGTTTAAACCAAGTTCCACCCCCTTCATATTCATTAAAGTCTGAAAGTTGTATTAAACAAGTAATATCAGATGAATCATGGTGAATACCTAAATGTCCTTGAGCGTCTGGCGTATACTTTGCAAGAAAGTTTTCACTACTCATATTATCCCAACCCTTTCCATTAAGAGCCCACATATGAATTGAGAGTGGCATTACAAATTGTTTTAAAATTTCCAAATAGGTATCGTGTAATCCAATAGTTTCTAATACCATATCAGTAGTTGGATAATTTTCATGCCTGTTAGTAGTCCAACACTCACAATGTTCAGCTTCTTCACGAATCATTTTACAAAATTCTTCAGTAAATAATGGAAATGAAAAACAATTGTCAAATGGCTCGTCCGTGATTAAGTCCCACTCTTTTGTTCTTGCGGAATATGTCACAAACCTATTAATCCAAGCTTGTGGATTTTCATTGTAGGTGTATAACTCTGGATGTAATTTTCCATTGTTTTTAATAACATCTACCCATTTACCTATGCGGTTTTCCCAACTTTCATTTTTTGCAAAATTATATGCGGTCTCTTGATTTAATTGTTGTAAAGATTTGTTATTATACAAATATTTAAATTCTTCAAAAATTTTACTTTTTAAAATTTCCAAATCAGATGGAGTTGATATTAATGCAGATTTTCCTAATAACAAATTACCCAAATTACCTGTATCAGTTGATACAATTTTTACATTACCATACATCATTTCTAACGCTGTAATACAAAATGTTTCAATATATTTTGATGGATACACCCAATATTCTGAAGATTTAATTTGAGTATAAAGTTCTTTTGGAGATAAGTTATCTACAAAATGAACTCCATCATAAAATCCTTTATAGTTTTCATACCATTCCAATCCATATGGTGGCGTGGCTACCCAAAGAGTTGCTTCAGGAATCATGTCTTTGATTCTTGGCCAGATTTCTAATAATTCCTTTAGCCCTCTATCTGCTGCTGATGTATATATAAATTTATTTTTATATTTTGGAACATCTATATCTTGCCAATCATATGGGTCGATTGCGTTTTCGATTACAATGATTTTATTTTTAATTTCAGGATAAGTGTTTTCTAATAATTTTTTTTGATATTCAGATACAGCAATTACAGATGTTAATCTATTGTCTAATAAATAATTTCTACCATTATTTTCTAAAACTTCACCATTATACCATGGATAAAATTCCTCATTGTGAATCCAAAAAAATGACTTATCATATGATATATTTAAAGATTCTAAAACTTTTATGTAGTGTATATAAGCAGTTGCTATTACAATATCAAAATGTTGGTTTTCTTGTAGTTCTCTTATATTTGTATATACAACCCCATCGCATACATCTGAAATAACTTCACCACTAACAACAACATTATATCCCTCTGCGAATAAATAATCCGCAAGTTTTATAGTTGAATATTCAGTTCCACCTGCTCCTAACTCTAACCATGTTTTTTTATTAAATGGTAATTTTTGATAACCTGTGTAAATTAATACTTTCATTTTCCCTCTACAATATAATTTAAAACTTGTTCTTTTTCGTAATATCGTGACCTATCCATCCAATTTTGAAGTTTATGTGCCTGATTTTTAGAATAATCCCAACACCAATCTTCTTTTCCTAATTCAAGAATTTTCTGATGAATAAATGGGTCATAATAATCTTTGATTAATCTTGCTCTTCGATTTATGTCTGTTGAGTTATTATCAACCGTAGAATTATAATTGTTGTATTGAACATATAACATTTTTTTTAAATGAATCATACGAGTTTCAAGAAATGTTTTTACAATTAATTCATAATCATCGGCTACTGAAATATTTCTACTATGTCCTCTTATTTTGTGATATGTATCTCGATTCCATACTCTACAATGATTTGGCATTCCTATATTAAACCTAATTGTTTTTGGATTAATATCAGGATAATGATGAGTTAACCAAGTATGACCATCAAACTTTTCCCAAGTATGACCTGCGTATGCCCAATCAAATGGATTTTCAGGATGACCATACCAATCATTACCAATACGACCATATTGTCGTGGGGTTCCATCTTCATAGACCTCGGTTACATCGGTATAAATAAATCCAGCGTCTGGATATTGTTTGCTTGCATTTAAAACATCTTCTAAACAAGTTGAAATAAGAACATCATCATGGTCTAATTCAAATAACCACTCACCACTACATAACATAGCAGCTCTATGCTTTACCTCGCCAACATTACCTGCTGAAGTTGGTGATATTCTATAAACATTTACTCTATAATCTTGACTTGCAATAGTTTTTAGGTATTCAAATGTTTTATAATCACCCTCTGGCGAATCGTCAATAACAACCCATTCCCAATTTGGGTATGTTTGATTTTTTAAAGATTCGTATGTTCTAAATATGCGTTCATTTGTTTTGTATGTTGGCGTAAATACTGAAAGAATTGGTGTTTTTTTATTACCATATACTTCTTTTTGAGATTTACACGCCCAAAATGTAGATTGACATACCACATCATTTGCAAGTATATTATCAGGTATAATTTTATCATAAACGCGTAATTTACTACTAACCATAGTATGATGCATCATTTCGGTAACTTCAACAAAATGATTTCCTATTGTTATAATAATATCTGGCCGATGAATAGCTAAATGGGCTTTAAATTCAGCTGAACTTTCATATGAATGTAAGATTACATTTTCAAATAATCCTTCTTCCCAATATATGTCAGATTGAATTTCAATTTTGCCAAATCTATCCCAACCATAAATAAGAGCGCTTGGTAAACTTGTTTTCATAAATTACTTATATGGTTCACCACCTACCCAAAGAACAAAAGATTTACGAGTGCCTCGTGTTACAGGCGTTACTCTATGTAAGTAAAAGGATGGAAATAGTATAGCAGCACCTTTGTGTCTATGTGCTATCATTTCTTTACCAATATTAAATTCTAAATTACCACCATCATAATCTTCTGGCGATGATAATTGAACCGTAACTGAAATTTTTCTTTGATTTTGAATACCAATTCCACAATCCATGTGCCAATCGTAATGACCACCGCCCTCATAATATTCTGTATATTGAATTTGTTCATTCATTGTAGACAAATCAAATTTCCACATTAAATCATTTGCTTCCACAATCATATTGTGAAGTTTTGAATAAACCCATTCCCATTCTTGGGTTTGAGGACACCATTTTATTTGAGATTTACGATAATTAGATATTTTAGATTTATCGTCTTGACCAACAGCAGCTACTTGAAATGGTAATTCAAAAGTCATTTCTTCGATTTGTTGTAATTCATCAGATGTAAATCCATCTTTAAACCAATAGTAATCTGTGTAGTTTACATCGCTACGATGTGAGTTTCTATCAAATGTAAATTTATTTTGCATAACAATTTATTTTGTTATAAATATAGAACTAAATCTTAATAAGACCCACTAATGTAAGTTTCTATAATCCAAATTTGGTCACCAATTTGCCATCCGTGTTTTTTAAATGTAAGTTTGTTTAAAGAATCATTCCATTCAAAAAACCCACCAGCAAGAATGTTACCTTTTTCACCTTTTAAACCACCATCACCACCTATGCCGGTATCACCATTTGTTCCAAAATTACCTTTTGAACCCAAATTACCAGCAGCACCTTGAGAACCAATAGCTCCTTGAGCACCTTGAACTCCCTTGTTACCAACATTACCTTGAGCGCCTTGCGGACCTGCTGGTTCGGGTGTATCGCCAGTTATACCTTTAATACCTTTATTACCCGTTGCACCTTGAGAACCTTGGTCACCTTGAGCGCCAGTTGCACCTTTAGCTCCTGGTATGTCCTCAGAAGGACCTTGAGAACCTTGAATACCTTGAGAACCTTGGTCACCTTGAACACCTTTAATACCCTTGTCACCCACATTACCTTGAGAACCTATAACGCCAACTGCACCTTGAGCACCTTGAATACCTTTTATACCTTTATCACCAGCAGCTCCTTGAGCTGCTTCAAATGGGTGTTGACCACCTTGAGCGCCTTGGATTCCTTTTGCACCTTGAAGTCCCAAATCACCAGCAGCACCTTGAGAACCTTGAGCACCTTGAGAACCTTGGTCACCTTGAGAACCTTGAATCCCTTTATTACCAGCAGAACCTTGAGAACCTTGAGCACCTTGAGAACCTTGGTCACCTTGAGAACCTTGAATTCCTTTATTGCCAATATTACCTTGAGCGCCTTGTGGACCAGCTGATTCAGGCGTATCGCCAGTTATACCTTTAATACCTTTATTACCTGCTGCACCTTGAGAACCTTGGTCACCTTGAGCACCTACTCCGCCTTGAGCACCTTGAAGTCCCAAATCACCAGCAGCACCTTGAGAACCTTGAGCACCTTGAGAACCTTGGTCACCTTGAGAACCTTGAATCCCTTTATTACCAGCAGAACCTTGAGAACCTTGAGCACCTTGAGAACCTTGGTCACCTTGAGAACCTTGAACTCCTTTATTACCGGCTGCACCTTGAGCGCCTTGCGGGCCTGCTGGTTCAGGTGTTTCACCGGTTATACCTTTAATACCTTTATTACCTGCCGCACCTTGAGAACCTTGGTCACCTTGAGCACCTTGGATTCCCTTAGCCCCTAAATTACCAGCAGAACCTTGAGAACCTTGAGCACCTTGAGAACCTTGGTCACCTTGAGAACCTTGAACTCCTTTATTGCCGGCTGCACCTTGAGAACCTTGAGCACCTTGAGAACCTTGGTCACCTTGAGAACCTTGAACTCCTTTATTGCCGGCTGCGCCTTGAGCACCTTGGTCACCTTGAGCACCTACTGCACCTTGAGCACCTTGAAGGCCTAAATTACCAGCAGCACCTTGAGAACCTTGAGCACCTTGAGAACCTTGGTCACCTTGAACTCCTTGAACTCCTTTATTACCAGCAGAACCTTGAGAGCCTTGAGCACCTTGAGAACCTTGGTCACCTTGAGCACCTTGAACTCCTTTATTGCCGGCTGCGCCTTGAGCGCCTTGCGGACCTGCTGGTTCAGGTGTTTCACCGGTTATACCTTTAATACCTTTATTACCTGCTGCACCTTGAGCGCCTGTAGCACCTTGAGCACCTTGAGGTCCTTGAGGACCAGTATTACCAGCAGCACCTTGAGAGCCTTGAGCTCCAATAGGACCTAATCCACCCGAACGACCTATTTCGTCAGTATGTTGATACCAAGTCCCACCGCCTGATTCAGATGGTTTTTTCCAATATACTCGTAAACCTTCTCCGCCAGCATATTCTTGAGTTCTTACTAAAAATGAGTATGAAACACCAGCGGTTAATGAAATTGTACCTGTGGTTGTTCCTAATGCAGGGGTTCCTCTACCACCATAAAATGAGGTTACAAGAGTTCCATTAACAAACAAATCTACTGAATCATCAGACTCGGCTGTAAATGTATATGTTCCTGTTTCAGTTGGTATAAATGTTCCGAATGCCCTAACTGCAAAATAATCTCCACTATTTGGAATACTAACTCCAGCGCTAGTCAATGTTGCTGATGATACCCAATTTAATATTGTAGTAGCAGCAACAAAGCCTTGTGAATGTAAAGTTGAATTTGAATATGCTGTATCAAAGAATTTACCAAAATCAGTAGCATCTGTTGGATAAACTGAATATTGAGAAGTAGAACCATTTCCACCATGAGTAGACCACACTTCAAAATTTAATGCGGCAGACCCAAATACACTACCTTTATCACCCGTAGCACCTTTAGGACCTTGAGGGCCGATAGCACCAACTGAACCTTGAGCACCTTGAGCGCCGGTATTGCCCGCTGCGCCTACAGACCCTTGAGCACCTTGACCGCCTTGAACACCTTGAGCGCCCGTATTACCAGCAGCGCCTTGATTACCTTGAGGGCCTGTAGCCCCACCAGCACCTTGAGAACCTTGAGCGCCCGTATTACCAGCTGCACCTTGAGAACCTTGAGGGCCCGTAGCCCCACCAGCGCCTTGAGAACCTTGAGCGCCTGTATTACCAGCAGCACCTTGATTACCTTGAGGGCCAATAGCACCAACTGAACCTTGAGCACCTTGAGCGCCTGTATTACCAGCAGCACCTTGAAATCCTTGAAATCCAACTGGACCTTGATTACCTTGAGCGCCTGTATTACCAGCAGCACCTTGATTACCTTGAGGGCCTGTAGCCCCACCAGCACCTTGAGAACCTTGAGCGCCTGTATTACCTGCTGCACCTTGATTACCTTGAGGACCTGTTCCTTCAGGCGCATCGCCAGTTACACCTTTAATACCTTTATTACCTGCTGCGCCGACAGACCCTTGAGCACCTTGAGCACCTTGATTACCTTGAGCGCCTGTATTACCAACAGCACCTTGATTACCTTGAGGGCCTGTAGCCCCACCAGCACCTTGAGAACCTTGAGCGCCTGTATTACCTGCTGCACCTTGATTACCTTGAGGACCTGTTCCTTCAGGCGCATCGCCAGTTACACCTTTAATACCTTTATTACCTGCTGCGCCGACAGACCCTTGAGCACCTTGAGCACCTTGATTACCTTGAGCGCCTGTATTACCAACAGCACCTTGATTACCTTGAGGGCCTGTAGCCCCACCAGCACCTTGATTACCTTGAGGGCCTGTAGCCCCACCAGCACCTTGAGAACCTTGAGCGCCAGTAGCCCCACCAGCACCTTGAGAACCTTGAGCGCCCGTATTACCCGCGGCACCTTGATTACCTTGAGGGCCAATAGCACCAACTGAACCTTGAGCACCTTGAGCGCCTGTATTACCAGCAGCACCTTGATTACCTTGAAATCCAACTGGACCTTGATTACCTTGAGCGCCTGTATTACCAGCAGCACCTTGATTACCTTGAGGGCCTGTAGCCCCACC